TTTTGCGATACTGAAAAAATAGGAAGGTAAGTTACTGAAATGGTTCAATTCGGTGCGTAGCGCAGCCTGGTAGCGCACTAGACTGGGGGTCTAGTGGTCGCAAGTTCAAATCTTGTCGCACCGACCATAAATAGGGGCTTTACAGAGATTCTGTAGAGCCCTTTTTTATTTCTGCCTCTTACGGCCTCTTACAACTTTATCCCATTCCCACAAAGCACGAATTACCAAGGCCAGTCACAATGACATCCGGATCAACCTCAAAGTTTCCGGAGATCACAGCATTCTGCCCGTCCGGTATGGTCATATCCGTGTCAAAGCGATTCGGTTGCATTATCAGTGAAGCATACGCTGGAGGTATCCCAACTATTGCCCTGGCTGTTTCCGCGCTGGCCGATGCATCAATAGCTTTCTGGGTTGCCGTTGCTGCACCTTGCTGTGACTGTGTTTTTGATGTTTCCGCGCTTGTGGCATACGCTGCAGCCGATAGTGCTTGAGCAATATCCGTGTTGACCACGAATGCTGCTAAGGCGTTTGCCTGTGCCACGAACAGAGGGAGCGCCGCAATAAAACTATCTGCCGCCGCAATGAATTCGTCCGGAGTCATATTCCGCGACGGTGTAGATGGAAATGGAGTTATCGTTGGTGTCGTCATGTTTTGACCTCGCTAAATGAGCCCTTCAATTTCAATGGTACAGACGGAATAGGTAAAGTAGCTGATGCTTATGCTGAAATCTTTGTAAAATCCTAAAATTACCGTTGAACCAAACTCACTCGTGCCGATGTATAGAATTGGTGTCGATCTGTACCCCGCAAGGATGTTTTGAAGTCGGTCTACGCCCGAATTATCAACGTTTACCGAAAAGTTTGCTCTTTTGTTGTATGCGCGGGGGAGAACTGTAGCATTACCCCATGTGTCACGAGTTTTCATGCTGTAATCTTGAATTCCAACGCTCGCACCGAATTGTGTTTCTCCGATTATTTTTGTCAGTCCGGCAATGCAGGCGCCACATTTTGCTATGCCACTGATACCAGTCAGGGTGACGGAAATAGTCATATTGGCGTACATCGGTAAATCAGTGATAACCGCGTCGCTGTCCCACTCTGGAGGCTCAAAAAAATAATTCCACCAGTCGATTATGCCTAAGTCAGAACGCATATCAATAGTACGGTCAAATACAACGCCGTCAATTGCATCGGTTGCCACAACTCTGACTGAGGCCGCATAAATGTTAAGCAGGGATATCGAGTTGATACGCCCGGATATCAATAGAGTAAATTCGATGTCTCCATTGTGCTCAGTCTGACTGTTGACAAGAGTATCAAACATTCTCCATCTGTTTGTTTTGCCTCTGTCCAGCCACCATGCTGGAGATACAAGAGGATCATGGCCGGTATTACCCGCCTGCAGTGACTCGAATATCGTATGGACGTTATCAGCAACGATTATGACTATCGCGCCCAGAGCATACGTTGTTGCGCCCACATAAACCGGGTAGTCGTTTTCCGGGACATTGCAGCTTCCCAAAGTGAAGTCATTTATGGCATAAGGCCGGATGATTTTCATGCTGCATCCCTTACTGGTGGAGTTCCGTCACCATCCCACCTGCTGAGTTGACGTGCGGTTTTACCGGTATTTTCAGCAATAGCAATATTTCCGGCCTTTTGCTCGCTGCGTAGTTGTTTAATTTCATCTCGCAGGGCTTTTAATTCCCCGACCATTTCTCTGTTATCAGCTTGTCCGCTTGATAGTATTTTGCGTGTCTGATCGGCGTTAAATATTCTCGACTGACCGGTTGCCTCTAATTCAGGGCCATTTTCACCAACTATACGCCAACCTCCGAAGTGATCGCCCCCGGTGGCATAAGCTGGGACAAGCCCCGCTGCTCTGCTCGCGGTTCTGTAAGCATCAAGATCAGCAGCAACTGTATTTGTTTGATTCAGCATTATTATGGGGGATACTCCATAAGGATTTGATTTTACTGCCTGCACCCCACGGGCTATATAACCATCCAGCACAGCCTTGTCTTTCAGGTATGTGTCAAGAAGTCTTGCAGCAGTATCTACCGCTGCTATAGCGAGTTTTGACGGCGCTGATAGACCGGTAATTCCTGCCGCTACCGTAGCATCAAAGGCTGTCTGTACTGGCGCATACGCAGAAGTATTCTGGGTGTTGAAATTAGTCTCATCCAGAGTCCCGCTACGGTATTGTTGAATAAGGCCTCCGGAAGTGATGGCATACGCGCCTTTGGCTGTGGTATATGCCTCAATTTTTGTCAGTTTCGCGGTTTCTTGTTGTTGGGCGAGAAGTGCAGCAGCGGCATCTTGCCCCGCCTTTAAAGCCGCCAGACGAGATGATTCTGCTGCTGCTGCCGCTGCTGCCGCCGCCTGTGCAGCGGCTAGAGCAGCAGAAGACTGTTGTGCCGAGACGGTTGCCGCTAAAAAGTCGGACAAAAGAGACTGCATCCCAGTTAACCCGCCGGACATATCCGATAATAACGATCTTTGCTCTACTGTCCCCGTGGAAGTGGCTTCACGTATTTCCTCAAGCTTTAATAACTGCAACCGAGCATTCTCAAGTGTTAAGTCAGCGGTTGCAGGGATCCCGGCAAGGACAGCCAAGGCCTGTTTACCGCTTGCTAAATCGGACTCGAATACTGATCTGGACGATGCATATTGTTTGGACACGTCAACGAACGATGACACTACCTCTGGTAGCGCTTTCATGGCTGCAGTATCACCGCTTTCCGACAATAACCGCGTCCTTTCAAATTCCGCTTTTTTCTGTGTGTAGAGTGTCGATAACGACAAATTTCCACCCAATAAAGTGATAAGTGTTTGCGTAGCACTCGTGCGGATGTCCAGGATGGAAACCAGTCTGCTTTTCAAATCCGCTGCTGCTTTAAGTAATGCATTCGACGTGGTCTGCATCACGTCCATATGTGCTTTTGCAGCTAAGTCATCAAGCGTTTTCTGGGCGTTGGCAACATTCTTGACTGCCTCATCAAGAGAATTTTTCATGACGGCATCAAGTTCTTTCTGTTGAACAATAGCGAGCCACTGTGTGTCCATACCGTTTGTGATGGCATCCTTCATTTCGAGTTCTTGCTGTTTTTTCAAGTCGTAAAGGTCAGCAAGTCCGGATTGACCGCTGGCTTTTAGTTCTCTGCTTATTAAATCAACGCTGAAGGAAGTCACGCCCGCCACAAGCTGCTCGGCTTGTTTCGTAATTTCAGCAAACGTTGGACCAAGGAGGGTAAGCGCCGCAAACAGCGAAGGATCAGTGACGCTATTACGCAGCGCGTTGAATTCGGCGTTGGTTTTTGGAATTTGGATGGCGGCACCCGCCAGGGTGTTATTGATCTCGGAAAAACCAAGATTTACTGTCCTCTGTGCCGCCGCCGCCTTCATTGCTGATTGCTCAGAGTCGGTGTACATGGCACTGAAATAATCATCCATTGCGGTTGCCATTTCTTCTGCACCACCGAACAATTGTTGTAATTGGTAAGCAGTATCCGTGATTACGCCAGCACTCGGAATCAAAGCGGCGCCAACCAGCGCAAGAGCATCATTAACGTTCATCATGGCCGTAGAGAGCCTTGCTAGTGTATCCGTTGCATTCTCCCCTCCGAGCGAAAGCTCTGCAAGCCCCGGAATGGTTTTTGTTAATGCGTCAGAAGCGGCCTGCACCTGTGCTTCCCAGTCTTTTTGAATGTCTTCTGAGGAACGCCCAGCGGTTGCTACTGTACCCATATTCGTATTTGCTTTAGCGAACCCTGCCTCGGTAGTCACTGCATTCAGCCCAAAGGAGGCAGCTCCGCGCAAGAGGTTAAGCTTGAGCCCATCGAAAAACTGAGTCATTCCTTTAGAAAAAGCAGGATCCACATTGTTTCCATAGTTAGTCCGGTCCTTGTCACTACCGAATAAACCGCCGTCTTTATGTTCTGTGGTGTAAGAACCCACACGATACTGTCCATTAACCAACTGGCTCGTTATGCCTGCCCCGGAGAGCGCCCAGCTTCCACCAAATAGTCCCTTACCAATATCACTTACCCAATTGACGGGATTGAGGGCGTCAAGAAAACCCTTAAAGTCTCCCTTGAGCAGCTTAAGCGGCGCCAAAGCGATTCCTAACTGCGTTTTAAGGCCAGTCCCCAGATAGTAGTCCTTGACGAAAGACGTGCTATTGTCAGTGGTATTTGTGTACTTACCCGGTACGATGTTCATCAACATAGCCATGGCACCGGTTTTAAAAAGCTCACCGATGTCCAGAAACGTCTTGGACGCCTTGCCCATAGCGACTGCTGCGTTGTCCATGCTGGCGGCCACCCTGTCCAGCTGCGCTGCAGTTTGTTGGTCATGGACCGACTGCAAGGGAGCTGACACAGAACTTCCAGCCCCTGAACCTGTGGCACCCCCTCCGGAAGAACTGAACGACCCACTAGGTGGGGCAACTACACCACCGCCTCCCCCAAAAGTGGTAGAGGCTATCTGTGCTATCTGAATGACACCGGTTGCCGCTGCGAGAGCGGCTGCAGCAAGGGCCATCGGGTAAGGTTGCACTGTGGCGAGAGCATTCATCACGGCGGCAGCTGTGGACATGGTTGCAGCAGCAATACTGAACGCCTTTGCAGATTCAAACCCTGACCGGCTGGATTGATCCTGTGTGGAGGCCAGGGTGGAAAAGAACTGTCCCGCCATGCCGGTGTATTGAGATGCCATGGAGAGCTGAGACCTAAAGGAATGATCGGTGTTTTTGGTGATATCAGCCGTGTACTGCTGTTTCAATAGAGATAATCTTTTTTCAATAGCCGCCCGCTTGTCCGCATCTTTTTCAGCGAGTTTTAGGGCCTTATCCTGTTGGCTCTTTTCGAACTCGTACCGGTCAGTTATCTGTTGTTTTTGCCTTTCGTGCGGATCCTCGATCAGAGACGTATTGATAGCGGTGTTACCCTGCAAAAGAGCGTCAAGCCCCGAAGAAGATGAAAAGTCGGATTTGAGCTTGAGAACAGCCACAGAAACCTGCGCGGCCATATCCGGAAACCGCCGCGCAATATCTTGAAATTTTTCTATCTGCTCTGTCAAAGCATCAAACGCGGCTCCTGGCTGCATTGACTGTATCGTTTTAATGGTGCTGGCAATGTCCAACCAATAAGCCTTGTCAGCCGCTGCATTGGCTTCCAGAATGGCCTTGTATTCATCTAATTCAATTTTATTTTGAGCAATAGCCTTATCCATCTGTTTCCGGACTTGGATACCTGCCAGGTGCTCATCCCGCAATTGTTTCAACAGCGTAATATTTGCGCCTTTTTTATGCATTAAGTCTGTGTATTTGTTGTTAGTGTCCAGAATTTTTCTTGAATATACATCCATTGCCGGATTGAGTTCTTCTATGGATTTACGGAGATCCGCATATGTTTTTCGCCAATCTTCAGCCGCTTTTGCTCCCGCTTCTTGTGCTGCTTTGCGAGCATCAGCCGCTTCTTTTGCTTTTCTGGCTGCAGCTGCATCAATAGAGGCCTGTTCCTGTGCGGCTGTTCGCTCGTTGGTTCCAAAATTACCCAGGCCGTCCCATGATTTGCTGATAGAGGTGTTTATGTCAGTTACCTTCTTCTGTAATCCATTGATGTTATCTTCAAACCACTTCACGGTCCCGGCGAATGGGTTATTGCCATTTAGGGAGCCTCCCTGGAGAAGATATAGTGCACTGGCAATCGCGCCACCTAATTTGTTGGCCGCAATTGCTGCGACATAAAAAGTGTTTACAAGTTCAAGAACTGCGGTTTTCGCCACAAAATAAGCGTATTTGAACCAAAAACCAACATCCTGCAGCACATCCTTATTGTTTTTTAGGGCTTCGGACACGTATGTGAGCACTCCATACAAATCCCTTACCGCATCATTTAATGCTGGCGTGAATGTTGTTCCGAGCGAAAGCTTGATCTCTTCTGCCGGGCGCACAAGTGAAGACATCTGTTTCCCTGCTGTCCCCATTGCCGCTTCATAGGCTCCGGCAATATTTTTACCGTACTCCAGTACTGCATTCATGTTGGCCTGGGTTTTTTCGGTAGCTGACAGAGACTCTTTTGTTCGCCCCAAGCTTTCTGCATATTTTTTGTGGGCTTGCTCCAACTGGATGTTGATCCCCAGGGTTTTGAGGATATCTACTTCACCGGATCTGATGCCGTCGATCATGCGGCCAAATGCCTCGGAAGAGTTGATGCCTCCAATTGTGGCCGCGTCCTGGGCAACGCGCGCGAGTTGTGACGCTTTTGATAGATCCATCTGAGCGCTTGCCATTTTGACGGCACTGTTCAATGATTCGTTGGTGGTGATCCCCATTTTCTGTATTTGTTTGGAGTACAGATCCATCTGAGAGCCAGTATATCCCGCATTATTTCCAACAACTTTCATGACCGCACCAAGGGTTTCAACCTTCGCAGCGAGCATGGCAGCTCCTTCGATATATTTTGTGAAGGTCCAGGCCGCAAACGCCGATATTGCGGTGACAACAGACGTCTTCAAAAAATCAAGAGACGATGCCATGACACCGGATGCGTCCGATACGCTGCTCATTCCCCGCGCAACATTGCCGAATGCGGCCTGTGTTTCGGGTACTCCAGCTGTGGTAAATCTGGTCTCAACAGTCGCCATCAGTAGCCTCGCTCAATCGTTCCCGTGTCTCACGGATAAACTCTACCTTCTCTTCTTCCTTACTTCCAATGTATCCGCAATACACTTCGTCCAGTCTGGCACAAAAATAAAGCAGATCCGCCCTTACATCGTCGTATTCAATCCTGAACAGAGTGCAATACGCCAGAATTTCACTGGCCGGAATGTGGAGCGGATAGCCTTGGTCATATTTTCTGGAATGGTCCAAGTCATCCCATGCGTCCAAATACCACAACAGCCAGGGGAAAACGTCAGGCTTATTACGAAAGGCGGCGGGGTATTCACCCTTCGCCGCCTTCCAATCGTCCAACATCTTCCGTTTTTGTTTAGTCCCCCACTCCAGGCGGTGGAGCAGGGTACTTATCAGTTTCCCGTTTCAACCTCTCTACTGACAACTGCATAAAACTTGGCGTTATACGCTGTGGTGTAGATATCTCGCCACATCTCAGGATTGTCCTTCATCACTTCACGGAAGTTCTCAACGGTAATTTCCTGATCTTCCGACCAACCCGCAATAATACCGCCTTTTACAAAAACCTCCTGAGTCAGTTTGTCAGACTCGGCTTCAGACATAACTCCGCTTGCCACCTTGCGCTCATACGGTTTCATGAAGGCGCTGCGAAATGCGGTAAACTTCTTGTTGGATGGACCGGCGTAACGAACAGCCACAAAGCCGACCTCTTCGCCAAGATCATCATAAAAATCGACCTTAAAACCTTTGTCAAAAGCAAGGGATGGATCCAGTTTGTACGCGTCTTTTAATGCCATGATGCTACTCCTTTTGTCCGATAATATCCGCACAGCGGCGGTAAAAAATAAAAAGAGCGGTAAGGGGGTTGACAAGGCCCCCGACCCCTAAAGGAGGTAAGAGGCCCCGCCAACTTTTACTACACCGCGAGGGCGATCAGATCATGCAGCACAGTCGATGCGTGCTTGATGGTTACGATCATTGCGGATCCACCTACATCGCTTTTGTTGAAGGCGGTAAACGGGAAGTCAACCATTACGCCGTCATCGCCCTTGATGCTCGGGTCTGTCCGGGTCAAGTATGTTTCGGGGAAGTAGTGCTCAATGTACTCGTTCCCTGCTGTCCCTGCGCCTGTGCCGTTTTGGTCAACCAGCTTGATTGCAACAACACTCCGGGCAAGTGCCTTGTTGTACAGCACCATGCTATCAAAGAGGGTGGTGATGCTACCCTTGACGGTTGCCTTGCCGACTGGAAGCTGAGTGGAATATCCGCCGCTGCCGATAACCGGATCAGTCGGTTTTGCGTTGCGCTCACTGTCAAATTTGGCGCTGGTAATGACGCCTACATCGGCGCCGTCAATTAAAATCGAGCCGCCCTTGGCGTTGAACGGGTGGTGGCCCAGATCAATTGGGGTGGTATCAGTACTTACCCCTGCCGGGGCAACTATTTTGATGCCGGGGATATCGAAGCTGCAGCCGATAAATCCGGTGCCTTTTTTCTCGTAACCATACTTGGCAATCCGATGGCCGCGATAACCGAAATACTGAGGAACCGCTAGATCAGTAAAGCCTTTTTCAAACCAGGCCGATTTTGAAACTTTTGCGATTTTAAGCACCTCGGTAAATACACCACCGACGGCGGGGCCACTGGTAACTGAACCGAAATGCAAGGCCATCAACAGGGCATACTGCCACGACAACTCGAATTGAAAACCGCCTTTGACTGTCGTATCGCCAACAGCACTTTCCGTGGGGTTCGGATTGCCTCGCAGGGTATCAGAGTTGTTTTCAGCGGTATCTGATGCGAAGCTTTCCCCGCCTTTGAGGTACAAAAGCAGTGCGTTTGGAGCTGCAGCGCCTGCGCCGAGTGAATCTTCCAAGCCGTAAATAATGCGGCTGTTACTTCCAACTGCCTGAGACATAATGTACCTCCGGATTTATTGATATGTTGCTTACTTGGTGATTTTCTTATCTGCTTTTGGGGCCGCGTCGATCTGCGCCTCTTCGGGGTGAGCTTCTTTAAATTTGGGATAATCGCGTTTCAGCAGCGATTCTGCAGCGTCGTCATCGACTTCTGTGACTTCCCCTGTTTTGAATTCAAAAGCACCCATTTTTACCGTTTCTTCTGTGACAGTGGTCATTGTGATTCGTTTCATGGCTTACCTCTCTGTGTTGATATAGTGAACTGCAGTACGCTGAAGTAATCGGGGTGAGCGGCACCCTCATCGTTGGCGCTGTCTTCAAAGTCGGTATCGATTGCCGTACCACCCCGCCGGAAATCTTTTAACAATGCATCCTCGATCAGGCTTTCAAACTCTTCCACCATGTCCGGCGCGGTTTCCCGGTTGCCGTCAAAATGAAACCCGGCATAGATCATCAGCGTGGAGTCGTAACGCCTGCTACCGATTGGCCCTTCTGCCCTGGTACGCTTGGGCGCCGTGATCATAATCAAGGGAAGATCCGCCGGATTGATCTCTTGGCGCTTCTTGTAAGCCTTGATGACCTTGAGCGCCTTGCCGGGGAAGGTTGTGGTGATCCAGTCTGCAAGAGCGGTATCGGCCAGTAGAGTCGCCTTGATGTTGTCGGTGACAGGTTTGAGGCTCATTTGTTGCCCACTTTGGCCTTGTCGAAACTGCGCATTCCTCCAATACCGAGCAGTGAACCCGCCATTGTCATGAGTGCTGCACCGTCCAGGTTTGGCAGCGGTTTAATGACGTTGGTATTCCCGAGTAGCGTGCAAAGTGTATCGACACACCAGGGGAGAAGCGGTTGGACAAGGAAGGTGTAAGCAAGCCCGGAAACACAGATCCATATCGCGGCGGGACGCCCCCATGCCCTAAAGCGATCACCTGACTGGGCATCAATCGTCATCAGCTCGACTTGTCCTGTCATCTGGGTTGTATCGTAGTCTGCAGCGGCTTTCTGTGCGACCGCTTCCATGGCGGATAACTGCTCCTGAAGTTTTGTCTTCTGGTCAGCAGTTAGCGGTTCATCCCCGGTGATGGCAGTGCGGATATCTTTGGCGAGACTTCCGACACCTTCAGCCATTCCTTTGATACCACCAGCCAGTAAATCGTCCCAGAATGCCATGATCTTCTCCTTATGCGATTATGCCCAAATGACGGGCTTCAGAATTGGCTTGTGCGAGCTTTTCAGGGGACAGTCCGACTCGTCCTATCCATGATTTAAAGAAACCCTTCTGTCCCGGTTTCTGGGCTATCGTGATGTAATAAACGGTTGCGTGGCCTTTCATCTCTTCCAGCAGTGCTACCGGATCGGCCTGGTTCGCTGCTGCAATGGTTTTTGACCCGATCATGCCGTCTACGACAACCCCGAGTGAATCCTGAAGCCACCGGCTTCCCATACTGCCGGTGTTGACGTCTTTGTCGTATACCCATGTCGCAAGGGCCTGATCGTTAATTTCACCAAGGCGTTTCCAAAAGTTCGCCTTATAGAAATCAAGCACCATCTGCTGCAGGGCCTTAATCTCCGCCAGCTTGCTATTCAGGTGTTTTGCCCAATTATAGTATTCACGGGTTCCATGCAGCGGCATCTTCACCAGTTGTCCGGCGCAGTCGGTGATATATTTCCACCCGGCCCACTTCGGCCATGGCCTAGGCGCAACGCCCTTGTAAGTAGGAACCGTGACTATGCCGTTGACAACCACGTTGCCGCGATCATTCGGGTCATAATTCACCCCGCCCTCGTTTCCCATTACCTCGTCATGTGCCGGCTGAAACTCACTCATTTCCCAACTCCTTGCTTGACTCCGGTCGCAAGCGATATCCAGAATCCTTTTGTAAACATTGCTATTCCGGCGGCTACAACAGCGGTCAGAACCATTTTTCCAACTATGCCGGCGGCCTTGTCGAAAGCGGTTAGAAAGCGTTTCAGCGTTGATACCTCATCAGGGGTAAGCCCCATGTTGCAGGCTGTATGAGCTTTTAGCGCGTCAGCCATTGCAGCAATATCATCATCTGTGAGGTTGCGGCGTCTACGTGGCGGCTGGTAGTCAGCGTCTTTTTCTTTGTCCATTACGCCAACCCCCTCTTTTTAATTTCAGTTCTGATTTCATCTTCCAGGGTAGCCGCAATCTGGTCTCCCTGGTTGAAGCGATTCAGCGCATCGGTGAGGAATGATCTCTTGCCGAACTTGGCGCTGCTGCCGGTGCCTTCGTGGATCGTGCGGGCATATTCTGCGGAGTCATAAACAACCGCCTCCATAGGGCCTGCTGAAAAACTATCCTTACTCTGTCCAGGGTTTACGAAATCAAGCAGTCTCTTCAAGTTGCCAGTGCGGACCGGGACTGGATACCCGCCTGAGTCTGAATATCGCTTGAACTGCTGTACTGCCCCGGACGCCCGAGTGAAACCGTCATACATTTCCAGCTTCGAGCCGGTCTTTTTCTGATACTGCTTACCGTTCTTGCTGGTACGGGGTTCGTAACTGTTCATGCCGCCTTTGCCGTTCAGGAAGTCCATCGCTTCACGATGCACACCCTTTGTTATCCGGCGAAGGCCGCGCTGTACCACCCTCGGCATTTCGGATGCTAATTGCTGAAGGCCTTCTATGACGATCTTGTCACCAGTAACGGTTACGTTGATCGCCAGCATCAGAACATCCCCCGACCTTCTTCATGACAGCCACCGCCGGAAACAACAACGCCGCCTGAATAACCGCTAGAGTCAGCAGAAGCACCAGCTCCAAGGATCCGGCTAATCGCTTGAGCTGCAGCTTCATCAAAGCCTTTTTTGATCTTGGTAATGGCGTCAATGATCCTTGCCGTATCCTCGTTGATGTTACCGGAAGCCCGCACAAGGCGACGCTGAGACAAGTCAGAGGCGGTAAGATTGATTGCCGCCTGCTTAATCTGATCAGAAATTGCAGACGTTGCAGAGTTGAAAAGCGATCCGCCAACTTTGCCGAGTAGCAGTTTCTCCTGAAAGTCAATCACCCCCTGCAGGAATGCGTCGAAGTCCGCCGGTGCGTTGAACTGTTCGACAACGAACTGCAGGTCTTTCATATCCTGGGGGGTGACTTTGGACATAGATTACTCCGACAGCTCCAAGCGGCGATTTTCAAGAGCAGGAAGCACTGACTTACGCTCTTCACCGGCGGCAAGATTATCGAGTTCTTCCACTGTTTGAGCAGAAGCGATCAAAACAAGAGTATCCGCAACGTTCGGTCTGGGGTTGCTCTTACTGGTGGCCGCCTCGGATTCCTCTGCGGCGGGTTTAATCTCGTCGCGTTTCAAGAGTTCTTTGATATCAGCGGGAGAAATTCCTTTTTCAGAGGGGTCAAATGTTTCGCCTGGGGCGATGGAATCCTGAGAGGTGTAGCCGATGGTTCTATTTGCAATGTACTTTGACATGGCGGCTCCTTTATTTAAGCCCGGCACCAGAGTTTCACACCCTGGTGCCGGCAATGATTACACTACCTTGAAACAGGCGAAGTTATCGGCTTCACGGAAGTTCGGCATTGGAGCCGACTGGATCATGGTAAAGAGAGCAGATGGGTTCTCTTCCTCATAAACCTTGGGGAAACGCTTGCTTTCTGCGAGGCCCTGTCTCACTGCCTGGATGTCCTGAATGGCGCCATAACAGAAGTGGTTAGTGGTTTCACCGGGGCCAACAATGATCTTGTCCTGTGGCATGGCGTAGGTGCGTACACCATTTTCGGTGTAGCTGAAGTCATAACCGTATACATCGATCATGAAGCCATTGACGTTGATGGTTCCCAAGTACGTTGTCCCGTCCGGGAGTTGCTGTGGGTTGATGCGACCGGAATCAATAGCACGTTGGGTAGAAAGACGATCCTTAACCGCTGCATTATTGAGGAACGGGTCAATAACGTTGCCGCCCAGAACCATTTTTTTCGGGGTTCTCCAACCACGGACATTCATGCCCCGGAACAAGCCGTACATCCATGTGTACGGGTTAGATGCAGCGTCAGTCCAGAGCGCAGCGCCAACCAGCGTACCCTTGTTCTCAGCAGGCATCAGGAAGTCAACGGTGAAATTAACACCTTCACCGACAACGTTGATCGTCCCTCCCTGGAGCACTTCGGCGCACATTGCTTCTTCACGACGGACAATGCGATCATCCAGATATTGCAGATCCTGCCCGAGTGCGGCTGCTGCCTTGGATCGCAGGCGGTCTGTCTGGCCGGAAACATCAAGGCTTTCGCCCGGAGAACGAGGCACAAGGTCTTGAAAGGTAAGCGGACGAAAGGGCTTCACATATGCTGTTTCGACCTGGTTGGTTTTGTATCCTTCACGGCCAACGGCTTTACCTTTATGCGTTGGTGCAACATAGACCTCGATCTCTTCACCAAAACGGATCTTGTCCACCAATACTGTTTTGGTGCTGTGGGTTTTGTCAGGAGCACCGGAAAAAAAGGTATCCTTAAAAAACGTTTTGGGGGCCTTGCGAACTTCCAGCGCCTCCAGCATGGTAATCGGTTCGTATAGATCAATTCCGATTGTACCGAATGCTAACAAGGGGAGTGCAGCGGTAGCCTGATGAGCATCAGGGATAAGCAGGAATGCCGCCGTAAGCACGGCGATCAAACCCAAAAGTGACCAGTTCAACTTTCTCATGTTGTTTCCTCCGTTACATCGATTTGTAGGGGCGGTGGTGAGCCGCCCGGTTTGTGATTGTCAATTACGCCGGGAGCAGAACGTCCATGAAGATTCCGCGCGCCTCAAGTGCGTCACGGTGGGTGGCTGCTGTGTCCACGCCTCCGAACGTAAGCAGCGTCTCGTTGAACTGGCCGGTCTTATAAGCAATGCCGGGTCTGTCTGCAGCTGTGGCATCCACATCGGCTGAAAGAACGTATTTAGGGGTTTGCGAGCCATCAACGGCGGCGCTGTCTACCAGCTTGTATTTGCCGGACGCGGTAATTTTGCCAAGGACTGCGCCTTTTTTATAAGACGTGCCAGTAAGCAGGGTCACTGCGCCGGTAACGGTGGGGTGAGAGCCGATAATCAGGCTTTTAGGGGTGAAATCTTGAGATGCCATGTTGTTCCTCCTGAAATAGTTGGTAGATGCACATAATTACGCGCCGCTACGTGGTTATTTGTTCATCCCGGCGGCGATCAGATTGACTGTGGACTTTCTGGATTCAGATTCGTCCGTCTGCTTGCCGGTCTCCTTGCCCTTGAAATCGGCATGAGCGGGGTTCTTGATACGAGCCTGACCTTCTGCCTTGTCTTTCATGGCCTTGAGCCGGTCCAGTGGCAGAGTGGAAAGGAAATCTACTTCTTTCTTCTGGCTATCGGCATCGGACTTCACATCTCCGGCCAGGGTGAGAAATTTGACGGTGTCACTGACCATCCCCTCGCGGTAGCCTTTGCCATCTTCTGCCAGAGGTTTCAGTGCCTTGACCTCGGTTTCCAGTTCGGTGATCTTGGCGTCTTTACCGGAAAGCGCGGTTTTGACTTCATCAAGCACCGTCTGTTCTGCGGTTGCGTCACCAAAGCTTTTGCCCAACAGGGCGGACAGTCCTGCAAATAAAATTTTCATGCTCTGTTCTCCTTCCTCGTCTACGGTTTTATGTGCTGAATCACTGTCAGCTGATTTAACTGATGCGCCGTGCTGTGCGCCAAGGTAGACTAGTGAACCCTCTCTGGTTTCGCCAGGGCCTTGGTATTCATAATAGAGCGTGTTACCTACGCTGTCGTTGACCGGGATAGCCCACTTCGTCTTGAAACCGATAGAAACCCAGTCATAAATACCGGCCTCTAATTTTGAGAGATCCTGTGTGGTTACTGCGGCCTTGGGAATAAAGAATGAGCATGACAGAAACTGAACTTCATCCATTCCGGCCGGAAGCTTGAGGTCTGCACCTGTCTCGGTTATGGCCTGAGCAAGCGGCATTTTTTCGATAGTAGAGTTGAATATTTTTCCGACTGCGCTCCGGACGGAACGGTCGTGATCCAGCAGTAGGGATTTACGGGGAGCGGTGGCGGAGAAACCTTGAAGAGTAAATTCACTGAACCGCTCGTTGTCGCGGTCGATACAGTTGTTTGCAAGTCGCATTTCACCGACATACAGTTCATCAGCGGTATGCGGACGCTTGGTATAACGGTTTATTTCGGCGAGCTGCTGATCGGTTGGAGCACTTGGAGCTGATTTAATACCGAACTGACAGGACTTGTCCGAGATTGTAAATGCGCCTTTATTTTTCACACTTGCCTCCGGACTTGGTGCCTTCGCAACCCTGATCGTTTGGGGCGGGTCGCTTGGTGGTTATACTGGTTTCTTTCCCATCCTGTGCCATGTGGCCCTCGTTTTTTCGCTTGTAGGCTCCCCGATACCATGGTTGCAACATCCTATTCCGGCAAATGAGTATACTTTTTGTAATCACGCCGGAACTAAATCCAACTTTGCTTTTTCCCCACGACCCCACGCGCGGCATTCTTCAACAAAGGCATTGTACGTTTCGGATTCATCTGATGGACCGGTGCGTAACAAACCTATCTCATCTTCGATGCTGTACCGGGAACGAATCATCTCAATCACCCGGCTGTTTATCATCGTTACAAAGTTAGCTTTCATTTCCACTCCTCTCTATATCGGTCGCAGTGGTTCTCTTCACCCATCAAGTGAAAAAATATCCAGTTGATGAATTTTTCCTGCCAACCGTTTTGACGACCCGACCAGCTACTTATTGTTTCTCGATCCCCCTGGCCCATCGCGGCGTTACCAAGGCGGTCATAGGCAATAGCAATGTCGATAGCGCGGGGAGTGTCGAACAGGATTGACACTCCCATCCAAAGCCATACCGCCGTGTTGAGGATGCCGATAAACAGCCATGCCAACAGAAGAACAATGCGTACTTTCATATTACAAGCCCAATGCTGCCCGCTGGTCTCTGCCCCACTGCCGGACGCTCTCTACGTACGCACCATAAGCAAGGACTGCATCCTGCTCGCCGGGAAGGAACGTGTACGCACCCATCACAACGCCGATTGAGATCCGGGCATAATACATTTCGTCTTCAGAGCTGAACTTCTCCCGAATCTTCTCTTTGATCTGCTCGCTGATCAGCCAGACGTGAGGGCTTGCATCCTTGATTTCAGTCGCCAGTTCCGGGGTTAAAACAACCGCCTCAACGGTTATTTCCGGAGGTTGCGGAGGGAGTGCCGTGCCGTCTGGAAGGTAAACGTATGTTATGCCGTTCACCGTTGCCAACTCTACGCCGATACGCTGGTGGTTATCGCCGGTAGGTAGAGCAATTTCAACTGTACGCAGGACGTCGATATGCTTTCGGTAGCTGTAAATCATGGTATTTCTCCTTTATGGTTGTGATGAGATACTTTAAACTGTGAGTTTTTCTGGCATGGCCGAGGATAGAGAGAGCGCTTTCAATCTGACCGAGGCGTAATGCCCGTGTGAACACAAATAGACTACGCTTGCGGATGAAACGCTTACTAACCCAGGCACGGTAGCCGACAAAGTTGATGCCGCGCTTGATGGCGGCAATGGTGTACTTGGAAAGTTCAAGGCGGAGGGTTTTGATGTATTCCACGACCCGGTTCAACGATTCGGTTGCCAGTTCTTTGCTGATACCAAAAATGACAAAATCATCGACATAGCGGCAATACCGTTTTGCTTTCAACTCGCGCTTGATGAAGTGATCAACCCCGTTCATATAGATGAGGGCGTACACCTGTGAAAGCAGATTGCCGATAGGAATGCCGACCGGTTCGCCGTGATCAGCAAAAAGCATCATCACGTCTACAAAACGCTTGTCCTTGATTTTTCGTTCAATCATCGTTCTCAGGATATCGCGGTCAATCCGGTAGAAAAACTTGCGAATATCCATTTTCAGCGTGTAACTATCGGGAGGTGATGCCTGTAATGCCGCCTGAGCGTAATCGGCTGCGGCATGGGTGCCTTTGCCCTTCCGACACGCATACGACTGATCTATGAACGTCTTGTTGAATATGGGATATATCACGCGATAAATGGCATGTTGCACAACCAGATCGGCAAAGGATGGGGCAAATATTCTCCGGGGCTTTGGTTCGTAAACCATGAAGGTGTAATATGGCTGTGGCCGATATGACCCGTTATGCAGAGCCGTATGCATCCGCTCCAGATTGCGCCCCAATCTGCGGCCAAACTGGAAACAGGCACGTTTGCCATGTTTGTTTTTACTCGCGTCGATATATGCCTGGTGCAGATTTTCATGAGTAAATGCTTTATCGAAAAGAAACCCCACTCGTTTCATAACTCCACTCCTTGACGTTCGAGACCGTTACCAGCCCTACCAGAAACGAAGCGGCACACCGATTTCGCAGCCAAAGACTGCCGGAAAGCGCCTCCCTTTGTTCCACTATTCGGTTGCCCGATATGAGGTGAAACAGAGTCGGAGCGGAACCCCACATTGTTGTTGGAGTTGCCTCGCACATTGTTCAGATTGAACGCCCAGACACCTGCGTTAGAACCATTGTTCCAATTGCCGCCTGAAATCGGACACATGTCAAGACGTCTCCCGTTGGCGGTCAAATACGACCCAACCGCCTATCATTCTGCCGAGTTCGTCCACAAGCCTACTTATAGCCAAAAATCTATGTTCGGCTGTGGACTCCCCGGCATTTCCTTTACCATCCTTGAAACCGAAATATCCCAAGCTGTGAGCAAGATTTACGAACATCCGCAACTGCTCGTGCCTGATATCCAGCAGACTCAAGGATGTTTTCTTGTGATACCGTTTCTGGGTTTCTACAATGAGTCCGTAAACCTCATACATGGCGGAACGAATAGATTGACAAAGAGCGTATTTCTCATATTTCGGAAAATGATTGAGATACACGTTCATCAATTTTGCCATTTCAACGAATTTTCTATTAAGTTCCGCTTCCGAATGAAAACCCACAGTGTCTCCCTGAAGGGGTGAGCGCTATCGCGTCACCCTGACGTTTTTACAAATACAAGGCGGAGCGGAACCCCACAGTGCTGTCGGAGCTGCCCCGCACACTGTTCAGAGCGAACGCCCAGACACCCGCGTAAGAACCATAGCTCCAACCGCCGCCCGAAATCGGACACATCTCGTTTGGTTTGTAGTCGTAAAGAAAGTCGGATCCGAAAGGGTTTGTTCCACCAACGCCATTCGCCAGCGGAATGCCACAGCCTGCCGTGTTCCACGGCAAACCGCTCGTTGCCTCGCTGAAAACCTGGTTGGCACTGCCAAAATAGGTTGTGCGATTTGCAGCGGTTGCCCAGAGAGCCCCATACGTTATGCCGAGATCATCGTAGAGGGCGGCAATACCAACGGCGCCCCAAAGGTCGGTGGCCAGGGTGTTCCCGTTGGTTAATGCCTTTGCTTGTGCGGATGTTTTGAGGATGTAGATATTTACCCCATTAGAGGTAAGGCCGGGATTGATTTCATATACAAGCCCGTTCTGATCGGCTATACCGCAGTTTTGGCCGTTATGCGTAGTGCGCGAGAAAAAGTTAGCACTGCCGGTTTTTCCACAATTATAGGTGCCGTTACCGTCGTTTACGTACAGTAATGAGGCATCGTTGGAATCTCCGAGAGCGTTGTTATTGTTGCCCTTCGGGAAATTGTACGTAGCGTGATACCAACCACAAAAAGTTGTATTGGTGCTGGCTTGACCGTGGGCATAAGCTAGCCGAGCCAGAGCAGCAAAAATAAATCTTGTGCTACAGAAAAAGTTCGCGCCGCGCGTTTTGGCAGCGAGAAGTGCACCATGGTATGCATTGGCAGGGGCGCCGTTCAATGCTGAAAAAACAGCGGTTGTAAGCGATCCTCGCTGGGCGCTTGTAAGCACGATACCGTTCTTGATGCTTGATGCAATCCCGACGTTGTTTGAACAAATATATTTATCGACAAACACACCGGGTTGAATGGCACTATTGTCATAAAAAGCGCGGTCCAGGGCATAACCAGCAGCGGCGGCGGTTGCCACGTCGGCATACGCCGAAAAAGCTTTGATGCTGAGAGCATTTATTGCGAGTCCATTGGCGCCTGTACCCCATTTGTAATAAAACGCAGGGATCCAGACCATGACTGAACCATCGGAAAACAGATAGTTCCCGTAATTGTCAGATGCCGGGTCTTCTGTACCTCCGAGTTTTGCCATGCCAGCCGGAAGCGGACCGGGGCATATTCCGACACCGAAGCCCTGACCACCGGCAATACCGATGTTGTTGATGTTGCTGCCGGTTGTCCCCGTCTTAAAGCCGAACGGGAAATTGGCCGGGCTGTTATTCGGGCCTTGGAAATCGTCAAAGATTGCTTTACTCATGTGCTCCTCCTTTTTGATGTGAGGCTATGCCGTCTCACTCTTTGCTGGTCTTTTTGAACACCTACAACGCGGGTGTACCGGGATCACCGGACACTCTTCAATTTTATATTCTCCCTTCAAGGCGGTGCAGATCGGACAGGCATCCGGAGCAGGTACGAAATCCACCTTTTTTACTTTCCAGGCTTTCCACTCATCTGTTTTTGCTCTTTCAGCAGCATCGGCCATCTCTGTTCGCGCCAACCGCTCCCAACTACTATTCTGATCGCCAAACAGTTTGTTAAGCCGTTCCGCCACGTTCAGCGGGTTTGTTCCCGCGATTGTGTGCGCCTCCATTTCAGCGACTATTCTGTCCTGAATGGCGCGGGTTATGTTGTCCTTGAGCAACTGGAAACCGTTGGAAACCAGCTCGTCATATATTTCCCGGTTCTTGATGATGTCCAGAATCGGGCGGGTTTCTCCGACCAGCTGCGCGGCCTGTATCAGACCGAGGCTGTATGATTCGCCGTAATACATCCGGAGAGGAGAATCAGGGTCATCGAAATGATATGTCCCGATAAGGCTTTCCATCTCCTTGAGGATCTGCGCTCGCTGTTCTTCCGAGAAAGTAAATGCCTCGTCACCAGGGGCCTTGCCGGAGGGATCCAGTTTGCAGATAGTGAAGAGTTTTACTGCAAGTTCTTGCCAGTCCGATCTGAGGCGGGTCTCATAACGGGCCTCAACCTGGTCAAGTTCCGGCCAAGGGAACGGGCGGGTTTCCTTGGAACCGATCACTTTGCCGGCATCGGCAACATGATCGTGCTCACAGTCACAAACTGACTTTTTCGGAGGAGGGACTGGAGTCGGTTTCGGAGTATCAACCACAATCGGAGTAGGAACCCCGGCGCCTGCCCGCATCTGTGCAGCCTGAGCGCGCTTGAATTCGGCGTCGGCAAGCGCAACCTGATCTCTCAGGTTTGGAATCTCGAACTTAAGTCCCCAGTCACCGGGCTTGTCCTCGTTCTGGGTGGTATTGATCGTTTTCCAGGTACGGCCACGAAGTTTCAGGAAGGTTTCGCACAGCCTGAGATATTCCGGTAGCATGGCGAACTGTCTGATTTTGGCGTCCTGGAGGATTCCCTCCACTTCCAATGAGGCCATACGCTCAGTGGTGCTCCAGTAGATGCCCAACATCCAAGCAGGGAGACCGGTGCGGCCAACTATCTGCTCCAGGACGTGTCGGAGAGGAACCTCGGCCATAACCATTTTACCGTCTGAGCCGATGACCGTGACCTTGACCTCATCTTCCGGGCCGTGAGCTGTCACCAGATCGGCACTGTAGCCGCCAGCCTTGGCACGGGCAATGGTGTGGAATTTCTGTTCCAGATCCTGCCGCCGTGATTCAAGCGTATCGGTCCCTAAACTCTTCTTGGAGGTCTTGTAATCGACGTGGAAAGAAGGATCTCCCCACCGTCTGAAAACATTCAAAAAACTGGTCTGAATGGTAGCAAGAACGCTTGCGCAGAACTCTGTGGAGCGGATAATACTGGTGCCGTGCGGGTCGGTGTTCTCGTTGTTAAAGCTGAAATAGAGCTTGTTGGCGGTGTTCAGCTTTGTCTCCCCAATGAGCGGGATAGCAGAACCAGCAGAATACAAACCATGAGCGGAACGATTGACGGCCTGCATAATGTTACTCTGAACACCACGGTACAATGAGCGGGAACGGTCAAGGCCCTGCCGGTACGGGTTATACCAAGGTTCCGAGCGGCCATTGTCGTCAAGCCGGAAAGTGATGTACTTGCTATCTGCCACGCGGATCTCTGCCATATCCTTCAAGTCCGGGGTAGCTATCATCTCCAGATAGGCAAAGCCCTGTTCAAATGCCTCGTTACTGGCGTTCGCCTGAGCAGCATTCAAACCCTTCTGATGATCATTTACCGGGGCATTGATAAGAAAATCTTCCAACTCGGCCACGAGCGGGCCGTTGTCACCGATGATCTTGAGCGTCCCGTTCATGGACACCAGTTTATTGATGGCCGTGTCATAGATCGGAATCTTCTCGCGCAGCGTCTCGTAAAACTCTCCGCTGACTTTGCGCATCAACATCATGTCCCGGAAAGTGGATGTCAGAACACCCTGGGGCGATGCACCGCTGAACTGAGCGGAAGAGGAAAGCGAGGTATCTCCGGCGGGGGCCTTCTCGCGGACACGGCAATTGAAATCACTCATTTTTTAACCTTCTTTCCTGCGGTTGATGCAGCCATACGACGTTCATGGCGATTGACCGGCGGGCGGGTTGTTGATATCAGCACAAGGTTGTTGAAACCTCCCAACGCAACAAATTTCAGCATGACCAAAGATCCTCTTGTCCTTCACCGGGCAGCACTACCCGCAACGTCAGTACGCGGTCGGCATCAATGACGTGATCGTCAAGATCTTTGAAAATCCTGCGGGTGCTGCCGTTCCTGAAGGTGTGGTTGGGGTAGTACAGCATAATGTCCGGATCATACGGATAGTGCAGCTCTTGCCGCTGCATCTTGGTTGTCAGGAGGTCGGTAGACAGCTCCTTGGCGGAGAGGCGCACCGGCTTGTTGCTCTTCTTGTCGATGATCGCTTCACCGTCTTCACTGACGGCATCGTAAGCGGCGCCGAACTGGTAGCCGGTCAACCGGCCTTCGTATTCCTTGCCGGAATAGATCTCTTGGCCCTGAAGAATGTGGACAACTGCTGATCCGGCGTTACCAAAGTCAAGACCCCATCCCATCTTGCATTTGCCGGAATCGTAGACGTCATCAAGCGCGTCAATCGCTTCAGCCTGTTGGTCGTAAGTGACGCCCTTCAGCTGAACTCTGGCAATGAGGCGGTGAATACGACCGTAAATCTGCTTGACGTAGAACTCGGTTGGATCCTGAGAGAAACCCAAGTCACCACCGCCGAAACAGAGGCCGGGAATACCTTCAAAAAACTGCTTGATTTCGGCCTTGATGTCGAAACCGTGCTTGCTTACCCGCTTGTCGATCAGCGTCACCGGCTCCGGCTTGCCCTTCTGTCCGTCCACAACAGGAGCAACCAACTCGTAACCATACAAGCTGACTTCGGCATGGCTCTCATCAACCAGGATCTTGAGGCAGCGATACTCAGGAATATCGTGCAGCAGGCGCTGAAACTGATACCAGGGAAAGACGCTGTTTTCAGGATCGCCCCAATTTCCCAGGACGTTCTGCTGATAACCGGGTGAATCCTCGCCGCCGTACTGGTCGATATAGAAGCGGCGCCGCTCCGGTGTCCAAAATGGAGCCGGCATTAACTCTTTGCTCCACTGGAACTTGCGGAATTCAAGGTTTTTCAGGCCAACATCAGCGGAAATTTCCTCATCCACCGCTTTAAGTTTTCCCTCGGCCTTCTGACAGAGGCGGTAAAAGACCGTGGATCTATCACCATCCGGAGTGCTGTAGAGCTTGTGGACACAACCAGGTTTGGACGCTCGCCAAAACTCCTTGAAGATATCCGGATTCTTGGCTTTGGCGGATTCGTCAAACATGGCAAAAGTGGAAACATGGACACCGCGCAGTGCTTCGCCGTCATGTCCAGTAGGCCGGAAATCAACCTTGAAGCCGTTACTGAACTTCAGGTGATGGTGTGGCTGTTTGCGGTGTAGGATAAGGGACTTGCCTAGAAGAGCGTTGTGGTTCAATTGCTCGTCAATGGCGTCTATTATCTCCATAAGATGAATGGTCATTGGTGCCGTAACCAGGCCGGAGCCGTTCGAGACGTTAAAAACCTTGTAAAGGATGAAGCCGATAATCTCGCGGGTTTTTCCTACCTCGGCACCGCACTCGTGCAGGGTATTACCGTTGTGCCGAATGCTTTCTTCCTGATAATCCCAATACGTCCAGGGACGGTCTGGATCATCCGGGTTGCGCAGGAAAGCAGCGCACCACAAAACAGGATCAGCGCAGATGATCGCCATTTGGAACTGTTCCAGGGAAGTAAACGGGGGCGGAAATTCACCACGGGCCGCTTGATGCCACGTCCAGTCAAGATCCTTGAGAGTCTTCTCAAAAATCTCGTTAGGGACGATGATCGTTTTGCCGAGGTCGGCAATATGATCGAGTGGCTGCATCATTCAGCGGGTTCCTTCTTCTTCGCCATTGCCAGGGCATTGCCGGCGCTTTTGAAGATGTCGGCAATGGTTGCCACGGCGCCCTCGTCGGTTTTCTTCCGCTCGATCGCTGCGGGGGTCATCATGAAATCAGTGAAACTGATACCGAGATTCTTCATGAGGTTTGGCAGGGCAAGCAGCGCGGGGTGCGGTTTCAGGTCGTAACCGATGACATTGCCGTTCTTGTCCACGCGGGCTGATTCGACAACGGTGCCATGCTCCAAGATGGCGCCACGAAGTTCACGCACAACCTGGAGTGTTTCACCAAGTTCCATAACCATCAGACTATGGAAATCAGTGTAATCCTGTTCCTTCAGGGCGCGTTCAATGGCAAGGCAGGCCTCAAGCAGATGTTCTTTATCGAGACAGTCCGCTCCGGGCTTGCATTTGCCCTCTTCAACCAGGCTGCAGGGGTAATCCGCGCAGGTGGATTTGCACGGTTTGCCGAGTCCCAAAACTCGGGATTGCGCATATTTGCCGTGCTTCCAGTTGTTCTTGGAGCAGGCCGCTTTTCCTTCTGGGGTAATAGGGCCGGTGGATCTGGCAGAGGCGGCCAGACGCTGAGACCTTGCGGCCTCGGTCATGGTGTAGGAGCGTTTGACGCGGATTGGATCGCCTTCGCGGATAGAGAGCGTCAAGCCGGCATCAGCGGCAAGGGTCTTTTCCAGCTCGTTCAGCTCTCGGATATCTTTGGCGAGACCGGCTGCTTCACCGGCGGCCAGTCTACGGGCTATATTCTGCTTGAGAGCCTTGGCAAGCTTCGCGGGGGTCAGTTCATTGTTTGGGGTAGGTTCTTCAGCCATGAAAAAAGCCCTCCGGGTGGAATCTTTTCCACCTCATGAAGGGCTGTCTATCATGCTTCAAAGTCTTATTTAGGCAATGTGTGATATTTTTATTATGGAGCGGGTTCCTGGCGTTCCACCAGGGCGGCATCCTTGGAGGGACGCTGTCGCGTACTTACCCGCTTATGAGAGGGGTTGTAGCACTGCCTCCTTGTCCGGTGCTGGCAGAAGAGGATATTTATTCACGGAGAGCACCCGCACACCCGGCCTTTACCGGAACAACGAAGGCAGGGTTTGGTTGTCATATCGTCTTCATCATCAGGGTTGATAAACATCTTACCTCTGCCATCACATTCCGGGCATACTCGCTTGCCGCGCTCTTCGACATGCAGCCTGCTCCACTGGTCCCATAACGCCTGAAAGATTTTATCTCCGCCTTTTACCATGCTGTGCGGCTCGGAAGCGGTATCGTAGCGGCCGCGAATAACCGTCATTGCCAACTCATGATTATTGCGGTCCATGTTGCCGAGGCTGGCAACGTCCAACTGAAAGGCATCTCCGTTGTAGGCGCTCAAAAGAACCTGGGCGGCACACCGGCCCCCGGATGTGCTTTGTTGTGCAAGATGAATCAGTGCGATAACCGCGACGGTATATTGTTGTCTTGTAACTTTCTCTGACATGACTGTCCTCCTTGGGCATGGGTATGAAATTACGCGGTCTTTGCCATCTCAAGAACCGCCTGCTGCATGATGTTTTCAGTCAAGGCCTTGCGGATCTTTGCCAAGCCCTTGGTAATCAGATCCAGCCGGTCAAGATTTATCTGAATATTCCCACGCGTGACTTTCTTCAACACGACCAGATCATTATCATCGTATGCCTTGCGGACAACTTCCATGCATTTCTCGATCATCTTTTCATAGCTGGTGAGGGCCTTCTTCTCGGCTGCTGTTATCTCCGGCACGTCAAACAGGGCCATGGTCTGATCAATGTGAACCAGTGCCGAGACAAACGCCCTCAACTTGTCATAGCTGTTCAACTGTCCATCACGGATTTTACGGAATACCACTTGCTGCTGATCGCGGGGGAGGCGGGAAAGCTCGAATCCCTGGGAAGGTGTAAGGATTCCCTTTATGACAGCATCCTGATATTCACCGGCCAAACTGAGGAGCTGTGTCCGGTCGGTAACGCGGTACGGCTGTTTGAAGCCGAGCTTTGCGGCCAAGGTCTCTACGGTGTAGCCGCGATCCAGAAGCGCCTGATACCCTCGGGCCTCTTCAATCAGATTCAAGTCACGACGCATGATGTTTTCGAGCAAAGCCAATTCTTCGACCAAGCTGTCATCGGCATTGATGACGCGCACCGGGACATATTTTCTACCGGCCAGCTGTGACGCTCTCCACCTTCGCTCTCCGGCAATAAGCAGAAACTTCTTGCCGCGCCGGGTGACAACCAATGGCTGCAGGATGCCATACTGCTTGATATTACCGGCCAACTCTTCCAGCGCCTTCTGGTCGAACATTTTGCGCGGCTGATCCGGGTTCGGAAAAATCAGGCTGATTGCAAGGCTAGTCTCTTGTGCTTCGATTTCTACGGGTTTGGTAATCGCCTCTTTCATCGGAGTTCTCCTTACAATAATGTCGGTTGCGGATCCAGATCAATCGCGCGGGTTTCATCACCATTCTTGTCCAGGTGAATCACGTTGATTCCCTTGCTCATCAGATGTTTCGCCAGGATGTAGTGACGGTGACATTGCCGGGGATCCGCCTCGAAACAGAGCATGAGGTAATTGATGTTGACGTCTGGAACCTTGAAGGCAGGGCCGAACTCCTTTCCGTTCGGTGCTCCGAGACCTTCCAACCATTTCAGAGCTTCAGGCTTAACCGGGTTGAAGCCGCCCAAAACGTCACCTTTGTACCAGTAGAGCAGTGTAGGCGCGGTGGCCTTGGTCATGAATTCCAGCGCTTTACGGTTGTACTGGAAGGCGCGGCCGTAGGGTTTACTTCTCACATCCACAAGGATACTGATGTCCTTCTCGACCAGAATTTCTTTGAAGCGGGGGAATTGAAGCCCCTGGTATCCGATGCTGTAAATCATGGGTGTTTCTCCTTTTCGTGCTCGTAGTTATCCCTCGCAATGCGGAGATTTTCTTCAAAGTTAATTTCCATCCGCTCGCAGAAGTGCATCAAATCTGCGAGCATGTCTTTCACATCGTCCTCGTCTCCCTCCCAATCCCGACTGTTGAGGTTATTGCAGTACGCCTGCATGACGGAATCGATTCTATCTGCTCGCTCTTCGTTGGTTGGCTCACTCATGCGGCTCCCCTTATATCTCCCAGGATGGTGATGTACTCGTCATCCGTGAAAAGCCCTTCAGCAAAAGCAAGGGTCAACTCGCTTTCGGTCATGTTACATTTTTGTTGCGGTTTCAGCTTTGACTTGATCTCTCCAACTGTTTTGGTTCTCCAATACAAATCAAGTTCCGCGCCATGCTTGATAAGTTCGTCAATGCTGATGTAACCCAACTCTGCATCATCCACCCATCCATTCAGGCACACAAAGCCGAATGCCTGCAGCTGCTCCTGTTCGCAGTCGCGTTCGGTGATCCACCAGTCACTTGCTCCGGTGAAGTAGTGGAGGTGGACAATCGCATCATCACCCTGGCCATCGGTGTCATACGTTGCCGGCATGGTTGCTATTGTGTTTTTGAGGGCTTCTATGGTACTGACGAAGTGTTCACCCTCTTCTCCCTTGCACAGGTCTCGCATGACCTGCAGCTGACTACGATTTACAAACTGTTTGAGGTTTAATTTCATGCCAGTGCCTCCCTTTCCTGATTCGCAAAGATCCGACTTCCGTATTTTTCTCGCACTTGTTCGAGCGATGACATTGATTTTCCGTGGTGTTTATACTCTGCTGGTCGCCAGTACCAAGCGGATTTTTTCGAGGAAAAGAAACAGCCAAGCGCTTTGAGCTGATCCTTCCAGGTCCTCGTTTCTCCGGTGAACCAAACCCAATTCCCGCACAGCTCCACCTTCAAGCCTGCAAAAACCGTTGTTGCCTGGATGATATTCATGATGGACTCTTCAATTTCCATGGTGGACTTGCCGAGATCCATGCTCATCAACATCTTGGCGTATTCTGCATTGATCCGCTGCATGGTGGCGGTGTCACCACCCAGGTCAGGGTGGTGAATTTTACAGAGCCGCTTGTATTCAGATTTCAGACCTTCCAGATTGACTATGCCGACGAAGAATTCCATGTTCACGACTCCTATTCTGCGGATATTATTGGACAAGTCCTGCTAGTCCCTTCCAGCGACTCACATACGTACTGGCGCATATACATTGGGTTGTCGATAACGACTATAAAACACTCCAACATTTTCCCATTGTGGTACTGCTTTTGAATGCTGATGTAATTTCTCATTTTCGCCTCCTGTTAAAATTAGCTTATAAATAATCCTAGCATAATGACTACCTATGTAAAGAAAATAATGCAACAAAAACAGCTACTTCCATTATTTTTTACGCCAATCAAACAGAAATTCAAGGATGCCGGCCTGACGCAATTCTTCTTCACATTTCCGCGCGAGATCATGAGCTTCCTGCTTAGTCGGGCAATCCCATAATGCCCGGACTCCCCCTGTGCGCCAGTGGCCATAGACCGTCCAGAATTCTGCCGGATCTTCGTCAAGGCAGACCTCGCAAACTCCGCCTTGAAGAAGAATACAGCCGTTGACCTCCATGCCGTTGAAACCGTCGAGGGTTTCTGTTTCGCCGTTGTGCGTGACTTCGATCATGGTTGCTCTCCTTTTGCTGCAGCGATAATCTTTCTCGTTGCCTTCCAATCCTCATATTCCTTGCCGTTGTCATCCTCGGTCTCGCCACGATCACAGGCGTCCGTATATAACCACTCCAATACCCTTAACAGTTCCGGGGCCGCTGCGATCAAGCGAGCATTCGACAAATCCTCTTCTGTTGGCTTGCGGGTTGCTGACTTGCCGTGATTGTGAATAGTTGCAACCGACGAATCAGGCCGGCCAACTTCTAAAATTCTGGCTCTCCATGGCCCTGGTGTGTGACTCATAGCAACCCCCTTTCTGTGAATGAAAGATGACAGCCATCTCCGACAATTATATGATCCAGCACCTTGATACCAAGAACATCTCCCGCTTCTTTAAGCCGTCTGGTGATGGCAATATCCTCTGATGACGGGGTGCAGTCTCCTGAAGGATGATTATGCGCGAGGAGGATGCAAGCGCCGTTTGCAAGGATTGCAGCCTTGAACACCTCTCGCGGATGGACGATGGACTGATTGAGCGAACCAACGCTTACAATGTTGCAGGAAACAATTCTGTTTTTTACATCCAAGATGAAAACCACAAAATACTCACGGTCAATATCTGGCAAGATTGCCCGGAATGCTTCGGCGGCTTGCTCGGGCTGGATCAATTTGGCCCCGTTGTAGATTACCGGGCGTTCTTTGATGAGAGCGATCCTGACAACGGACAGGTGCCGGGTTGGACTTTCCGGCTTGGGTGGTGTTTCGTACTCTGGAAAAAGTGAATATGCTGCATTCATGACGAACTCCTTTCAGTAGCCAATCTGTTGACGGATTGCTTCGCGCAGTTTGGAACTGCCAAGGCTTTCAAGATGAACCCCCATGCCGCCCCAGGTCACATAGGCGCAGTCACTCTCAAAATCCACCCACCCGGTCATTCCGTCGAACTTAAAGGATTTGGGATAGCGGTCGGCACCATCCTTAATCCAGTTGTCGTAAACCATCGACATCTCACAGGAGTGAACTGCTGATGGATTCCATCCCAAAACTAACCAGGCAACTTCATATCTTCTCTCAAGCAACTGTTCCATGACTCTCTCCTTTAATCGTAATATGCGTAATTTGCGCAGGATGCGTATTTGTCAAGGGCGATCTGGGGAACGAAGTTGACGCCGATCGGTGAACACTCACAGGACTGGTACAGGCAATTTCTACAGCCGAACTTTGAATTCTTTACGGCTTCCAGCGTGACATCTTCGAGTTTCAGAATATTCTTTTTCATGGCTATGCCGCCTTTCTGAATGTCGGAAGGTAGACGCCGAAAGTTTCGTCGGTGGCCGTGTCATAGAGATAGATCGTGGTGTTCAGTTCCAGCGACATCTCTTGAGCCACTTCTCTTGCTTCTTCGATTTCGTTGCTCTCAAACAGAACCTGGTGAAACTCATTGATGACTTGGTATCCCATGGCCTTAACCTCCTGATTTCATTAACTTATAAGTAATCCTAGCATATTGACTACCTATGTAAAGAAAATAAATAAATAAAAACAGGTACTTGCATTATTTTTAAAAACGTCGTATTCGCCCTGTATCATTTGGTTAATATTTTCTAATATTGGCAAACGTAGTATTGATAAGGGTTTGCGGACGCTCTAAAAATGGGTATAGAGAGATATGGAGGTTCGGGAGAAAACCCCGTGCGCAAAGAATACGCAAAGGGTCTTCTAACGTAGGTTTTATGGGGGTTTACAGCCCTTCGACTGTTGAAAAGTTGTGGATAAGTCTATTCTGGCTGTTTTTCCTCTTCTTTCTGTTTTTTCGTCTTTTTCTCCGGGAAAGGTGTTTCTGACAATTTTTCAGCGGCCAACTCGAATATTTTGAGCAGCGCAGTAGGATTATTCACGATATTGAACTTCTCCTTGACCTCTACCAGGGACTCAAAAACAAGATCAAAGTGCCGGCGCGATGCAATGAATGTCTCGTCATCGGAAAACAGAGTGTCCATTTCCTGCAGACACATCTTGAGTTGTTCGGTCTCTTCCGGCAGAAAGGCCAGGATGATCTGCTTGAAGTCCGGCTGTGCATCGCTGATTGTGCAAAATTCCATCTTATCCAGCTCGTTCAGCAGTTCGGAATCAAGACCGGCATACTGTTTCAGATCGATGTCCTCAATCTCTTCCCACAAGGATTTCAGGATAGCCTGGTCATCCTTGCCGCTGATGGCATTGTGGGAGAGCTGGATGGCGACTTGCTCGGAGCGGGAAAGATCCTTCTCGATCACCAGAATCATGATGAACGAAAGACCGGCATGAGTGGCACCCTGAACCCGATGGTTTCCGGAAAGAACAACCATGCCGCCGTCCGGTTTCTTCCAGCAGAGCGGCAAACTCGACAAGGCGCCGTCTTTCTTGATATTGCCGACAAGGTTCTGGAACATATCATGACTCATGTACCGGGCATTCTTGTCGAGCAGTTCAATATCTTTCGGATTTACGACGTCGATCTTGTAGGGGACTGAATCCCCCATGATGTCATTCAGTTTTTGGGCGGCTTCTCTGGCTTGTTGAATTTTTTCATCCATGTCTGTACTACCTCCTTGAAAGTGGTGTTCTCGTCAAATTCTCCCCGGTAATTGAGGAACTGTTTCCCTTCGGTGGTTTTGCCTCTCTTGATCAGATCGTAAATGCCGCGGTACTTCATGCTGACCGCGTTTTCGGTAAAGGCGGTGGTCATGATGCTGTCATAACGGCGGATGCTCTTTTCATCCAGTGCCAGCTTCATTTCGCGGCTCTTGCTCGCCATTATCAAAAGTTTGGCCAGCCGCTTGTAGCGGGTGGATGGGACTACGAAGTCTGAAAGCATGTAGATCTCGCCGGGGTCTCCGCCTTTTTTGCTGTAGGTCTGGAAAATAAAGAAACCGAACAGGCGCTCACCGACAAAGGCCAGGTAACAGGGGCCACCTGATCCCGGAGCAATCTTCTTGCTGAGGTACATGCTGCGGTAATGGTTGATTGTCGGGAGGTCGGTATATTTGATGCTGATCGTTGCCCCGGCCGGGATCTCTTCTTCAGGCATGAGCAGCCGGTATTTGCTGGCATGTTCATTGACTCTGGTACGGAACAGACCACGACCAAAATCCATGTTGCTGTAGATCCAGACTGGATGCTTACCGGGTAACTCGACTTTTGCAATAACCGGGAAATCATCACGCTTCTGATCGTCATAAAGAATGAAGTCACCTTCAGCCATTTTCTGAATTGTAGCCTCTCTTCTCTCTGTGGTGAGCATTCCATAAGAGGGGGCATCCCAAAGGATTGATTCGTCAAGACGCTGGAACAGTTTCTCATAGCCTCCGACATAGGTAGGCAGGAAGCCGATACTGACACCATCCGCCTGCGGGTAATAGTCATGTACGTCAATCATGGTGTATTCGTCACAGCGTATGTTTTCGGCGGCTCTGTGTACCTTTTCAACGGTCTTTTCAAGCATGGTTTCAAAGTTAATCAAGTACGTTTGCCACATCCTTTCCGAAAAGCTGTTGTTTCGCTTCTCAAATTTGAACATGGAGAGAGCCAGCGACAGGCAGGCAGCAGCATAATCGCCGCCCCTGTCGATGTATCCTTGCATCCAGAGCAGTTCTTCATTGACTACTTGAAGTTTCAACTCTTGGCCGGTGACATAGTGGCCGAGGACACTGGTATACATGCTGACGTCATTGCTGTGGATCGTAACGTTCTGACATTTCCGACTGATGATCTGCTCTACGGTGAAATTACCGGAACAACCGATCCAAATATCTCTCCCCTCCAGCAGTCCTGCGTGTGTGTGGAAAAACTTGCGTAATTTGTCGTTAATCGACCCGATGAACCCCATTCTTCACCCCCTGAATTATCCTTCTGACCTGCAACCGTTTCAGCCGGTACTTGATCGCCAATTCTTCATAATTGAACCCGGTGAACTCGTTTCTGATGCGCCGGTTTCTCTCTGCACGGTAAAGATCCTGTAAATCTGGAAAAGTCAGGCGCAGGCCTCCGACACACCGAACGAGAGTTTGCACAATCTGCGGCGCCATGTTGCCGAACTCCCGTTGCAGGCAGATAAACAGTTCCTCTACAGCTTCCTGGTTGCCTGATCTGGTCATTGTCCCCCCTCATTTCATTGAATGTGGTTAAGCAAGGGCGGCGCTATCGCACCGCCCGCACATATTTACAAGTACAAGGCGGAGCGGAACCCCACACCGTTGCTGGAGTAGCCTCGCACATTGCTCAGAGTGAACGCCCAGACACCCGCGCCAGAACCATAGTCCCAATAGCCGCCCGAAATCGGACACATGCCTTTTTCTGGATAGTTCCATAACGCACCAGAGAGGCGGGTGTCCTTGTTGTCCCCAGGGAGGGCGATGCCCATACCGGTCAGCTGCCAGCCAGTCCCCTCAGTGTCTCCTGAGATTGTGTTCAGTTGGCCGCCGAAGCGGGAATATCCTTTGGGTATTTCAAAATCACCGGACGCGGCCACATGGTCATAATTTTTCTTGAGACCTTTTGGCCCCCACAAATCGGTTTGCGCTGAGACCCCGCCTGTGACGTCTTTCATTCGGGTTTCTGGCTTGAGTGAATACAAACCCTTGCCGTCAGAAGTTACGCCGGGAGTGACCTCCCACATGCAACCATTCAAATCTGCTACACCGCAATTTTGGCCGTTATGCGTTGTCCGGCTGAAGTGATTGGCACTGCCGGTTTTGGCGCAACTGCTGTAACCATCCGATCCGTAGCGAACATCAGAATCATAATGATCGCCAAGATTCCAGTTGTTGCAGCCTTTTGGAAAGTTGTGCTCCGGGTGGTGCCATCCACACCAGGTTGCATCCAGAGCGGCCTCCGCATGGGCAAGAGACAATAGAGCAAGTGCGGCAAAAATGAAGCGGCTGTTTACAAAGAAGTCATCACCACGGGTCTTTGCAGCCGAGATAGTGCCGTAATAGGCATTATCCGGATTACCTTTGAGGGCATTGATAGGATTGTGTGATCTGTAGGTGGAAAGTGGATTGCCATTCTTGAGGCTTGACGCGACACCGGAATTATTGGAGCAAATGTATTTGTCAACAAACACGCCGGTCTGAACCGTTCCGCCATCGTAAAACGCTCTTGGCAGTGCATACCCTGCAGCGTTGGCGGTTGCCACATCTGCAAAGTGAGCAAACGGCTTGATGTCAAAGTCCATGCTGATTTTATAAATTTTGTAGTAGAAGGCCGGGATCCACACCATCACTGATCCATCGGAAAAAATGTAGTTGCCGTAGGTGTCACTCGCAGGATCGGTAAAATCACCAATTCCAGTCATCCCGGTCGGCAACGGGCCTGGGCAAACTCCGGCGCCAAAGCCTTGCCGACCCGGTACGCCGATATCGTTGATTTCTTCCGTTGTCCTGACTTGAGCGAGAAGTGCCTCAACAGTCAGCGGACCCGTGTTCAAGGTGTTGATACTGTACCCTCTGGCAAATTCAGGGTGACATGAGCACACAAACTGCATTACCGCACTGTCAACATCATTGGCCGTCAAAGATATTTCTGCTCCGGTTTTTGTTCGTTCGATCTTCATAACTTCTCCTTTTCTGTCATTAAATAAGGTGAGCAAATGTCACCCTTCCTCGATTTCGTTAAATCGTCTGTCCGGTATTGCCGTACGTTTCAAATGACGATCGCTGATGGCAATGTACGGCATGGTGGTTTTCGGGTCTTCATGCCCCAGGGCGAGCTGGACAAGCAGCAAATCCATGTGATTGATCTGAGCCTTGCAGCGCGGGCAACAATCATCCCCGCTGTCATAGAGATCACTGGCAAATGTGCCGCGCATTTTATGGACAAACACCTCAGCGTCATCAATGCCGACGATCCGGGCGTATTTTTTAAGGAGACCCTGGGCGCTTGATGCCGTCAGGCGGGTGTAGCTCTTTCCGGACATCCGGACAAACAGAGCATTGTGGTTGATTTCAATACCGTGGCGAACCGCAATCCAATCACGCAAGGTCTTTGACGGGTTCCTCCTCAGGGTGATTGTGCGGTCTTTATTGCCTTTGCCACCAACAAAGCGGATCCGGATATAGCCGCCGGTGTCGCTCAGGTGGTTCATGTCCAGGTTGCACAACTCGGAGACACGAGCACCGGAGGCATAGAGCGTCTTCAGGATTGCCAGATCGCGCAAACCGGATTTCTTGTCACGGCGGGGAGCGGCAAAGAGCAGACGAAGATCCTCTGTGCTGAACTTCTGCGGGAGACTCTGCTGAATGCGAGGGGTAGGGATGCCCTTGGTAGGATCCTCGTCACGGTAGCCGGTGTACTTCAGCCACCCGAAAAACGACCGGAGCGCGGAGAGCTTGCTGGCGCGGGTACGATTGCTGACGTTGCCCTGGTCAAAAAATAACGCCTTCTGCCACTCTTCGACGTTCTTGCGGTTGATTGCCTCAGCCGAGACCTGAACGCTGCTCTTAGAGAGCCACAGGACGAACGAGCGCACAATACGGGCATACTGTTCAACTCCTTTGACCTGCTGGCCCTTCTGGATAAAACACCACTCCATCCAATCGGCTATCAATTTTTCGATATCGCTCATAAATTCCCCCGCGCCCCCGCTTTTGGAAGAAATCCGTGCTTTATCTTTTGAAAAATCCCCGTGCGCCCCGCTTTTGAAAGGGGTTTTAGAGGGTGGTAGCGATAAGAGAGGGCAATAGGGGGGTGGAAATACCCACACGGTCTGATTTTTCGAGGGGGGGTGGTCCACCTACCGACTGTTTCCGTGACACTTCTGAATTGAACTGCACTTTTCATACACTCACCAACTCCTAAGATATTGATTACAGGTTCGTGAAACTCTCTGAACTGCACATTTTGTAATAAGGTGCATAAGACCATTCCGGCTTTTCCGGTCCAGAATTTGGGGTTTTTGTCAAAAACAGCGACTTGACACAACACAGGGTTGATTGAGAAGCCTGTCATTACTGGCCTAGAGACGCTTTGGAATACCTTTTTAAAGGTGACATCAAATACTTTTTTTACATGGTCTTTCAAAGCCTGCGGCGCTCAAACCTGTACTTTGAAGTATAAAACCCTTCTTCCGTGCCGGCATTTCAGGAGTGGCCTGGAGCGTTTTATTGACTGCACCACTGCACCACTTGACAGCAAACCCGCACCAGTGCTACATTTGGGACGTGGTGCAGTCCCCCAAAACCCGCCAGAATTGCACCACAACTGCACCAAGACTGCACCAAGACTGCACCACCAACTGCACCACACTAATTAATAATAAAATCAATACTTTAATATAAAAATGGTGCAGTGGTGCAGTCTCTGAAAAATGCGCCCCGTGTGCGCGAAAAACATACGTGTTGATGAAAGAAACGTTCTTTTTTGCCCTGTCACCATCTTATTTCTGAGGATTGCACCACGGCACTGCACTACTTTCGAGACTGCACCAACTACCTGACCAGCGTATGTTTGAACTTGAGGAACCGTTTGCCACTGATGATCTTGAAGTACGGTTCTTTGTCCTGTGTCTCGACCAGATCCCAACCACTCTTCTTCAGCAAGCTTCTGTCATTGCGTAACCTGGCTGTGAATATACTGGCTGAATCATAGCTGTTCCGCTTGCCGGTGTTCTTGGCCAACCTGTCAAAGGCATCTACTATCTCGCCGGACGTCGCCACAAACTCAATTATTGATCTGCTGTAGCTATCGCCCTTACAGACACAATCAGAAACATGCTTGCCGCATACTGAGCATAACGTCTCAGGCACAGTCTTGATCATCTTGATACCGTAGTCAGGATGTTCCATGACAAACACCTCTTGGCCATCGTAGCCATGCTCAAAGATTGTGGTCTTGAAGTCCTGCCTGCCCTTGAAGAACTGGGTGTACTCTCTGACCAATGAATCGAGCATCTGAAGAATGTTGTTGCTGCCGATCTCTGTTTCTCTGCTGGAGTTGTTCTGCTCTTCGATCCATGCGGTGTAGATGTCCTTCTCGCCCGTATCGAAACCATCCATCAGTTTTGCCTGATCGCCCTCATAGAATGGGATGTACTTCAACATCTTCTCCAGAATCAGCATCAGAAGCGCGAGATATGCGTTGGTACGGTCTTTCGCGTGGCCCTTGAATTGTTTATTGAGGATGGTCATGAACTCTTTACGCTGGTCAAGGTGCGGGAGGATTTCAACCTGGATGAAACGCAGGATTGATGACAGCATCAGATCCCGTTTCTTCTTGATCTGTTCAACAACCTCTGATTCGTGGAAATTGTCAGAACCGTATACACGTCGGTCGAATGCCAGGACGAACGTACGCGAGATCAACTCAGATAGTGTGAAGGGTTCAATCGCCGTAATACAGATCAACGCCCTGGGGCTTTCCTCTACTGTGTCGGTATCAGATCCACCCTTGCGCTTTTCCTTCTGGCCTCGGGTTGCCGCCAACAACAGGAACTTCTGCAAACCACGATTCAAGTCCTTGTGCTCAAGGTTATCGATAACCACGAGCGGGTTCTTGGCCGCTGAAGAAAAAGCAGCTGCAGCCGAGTTGTCAGACAAGTCCTCGGTCTTGTATGCCAGAGCTGTAATCAGCTTGGCTGCCGTGGACTTGCCGCTGGAAGCGTACCCTTCAAACTTCATCAAGAACTGATACGGGGAAAAATCAGGGCAAAAGCCGGAAATCAGCCATGGAAGAATCAAAAACCGTTGTTCCCGCTTCACTGCCAGATTGTCGAAGATCAGTTCTTTCAGGAGCGTCATCCCTTCTTGAATCTCTGCATCCGGAAGGAAATTGAACGGCATGATCTTGTGTGACGATGCCAGCAGCACATGATCATCATTCATGCCGTTCTGGATCTCGTCTATACGATCCTTGGAAAGCTTCAAAATCACGTTGTTTGGGCTGTTGAGGTTGTAAAAAATCGTGTCTTTATCGGTATCAGTGAGTATCCAGCGCCCCATATCTATTCTCCTCCCGTTTAAATACGCAGTATGTAACAGAGCATCCCAGACCTGAGTCCCCGGAGCCTGACTGACAATCAATCTGGTGAGCTTCAACATGATTGAGTTGAAAGCGGTATTTTTGCTGACTTCGTATGTTCGATTTTGGTAGATCAACCAAACTTGATTGAGGGCGTCGTAATAAAAGCGGCCATGGTGGGCAAAAAAGCGGTAAATAATTTCTGCAAGGACAATCGGATCAGCGCCACGCTGTCCGCCTACCTGCTCGTAATACATTTGAATCTGGTTATACAAATCGTTAGAAAAATCAAGTTGTTGCTCAATAGCCTTTTCAGTAAACCCTAAAGAAATCAGTTTTTCTGTATACACTTGCTGCTGTGTCAGTTGATGACGCCCGATCATGCGGAAAACATTCGCCTTCTCGTCTCCGGCCGGAGCCTTCAAATGCCCGAGTTTTGCTTCCAGTGTACCGAGAACCGACGCCTGCATGATCTCCCAGGTGATGTAATCCATGTTGGCCGCGTCAAGCTGCAACTGCCGCACATGCTTTCTGCGGTCGCCTTCAACCAGCTTTAAATATCCGTCCGGATCATCACCCTCTTTGCCGTACACAATAACCCTGACATGAGCGTCAGGCAGGGCTTTGCAAATCTTGCGGATATACTTGCGGCCCGCATCGTCGTTATCAGTCCACAAAAACAGGTGCTTCGACTTGCAGCGATTGTGCAGAACCTTGATCTGATCATCACTGATCTGGCCGATCATCGCCATACAGTTCGAGTTCCCGCTGTTCAACACTTGCAGGCGGTCGTTTTCGCCTTCGACCAGAATTATCTCTTCGTAATTGTCCAGCACGTCCTGGCCGTAAAAGCACCACTTGCTGTCACGGAATTTCCCTTCGAGCTGCCCCTTGTATTTATCCTTTGCCGGGATGTCCCGAGGGTCTTTCTGGGTAAAATGCAGCACTTTACGGTGTGACCAGTGCGGGAATATGGCGAGCCCTTTCTGGAAGGTATCAACAAAATAATTGCCGCCTTCAGCAGATATCTCCTTGATCAGGCCGCTTTCTACGCACTCGACATTGCTGAAACCTTTCGAGCGCAGATGGTCCAGCAGCCGCCCGTCAGACCAGCCGCATTTTTCCGCCTGCAGCGTCTCAATTTTGTGCTGGCGCCGCTCAATGAAATATTCCTTGCCGCCGTTTTCAATCATCCGGGCATGATAATATTCTGCAACTTCAATGCGGATCTGTTCCGGCTTGGAAAGGGGTTTACGTTTCTTCTCTTCCAGGGTAACGCCGGCCAACTTCGCCGCCCGTTCCAGAGCGCCCCGTTTGTCCAGACCTTCAAACTCTTCCAGAAACGTGAATATGTCTCCGGACTTCTCGCACGAGTGGCATTTGTAAAGAGCCTTGCCCTTCGGGATACTGAAACAATCTTTATGACTACAGAACGGACACTGCGACATATGTCCGCTCAATTCGTGCAAAGTAAACCCGGTTAGATCGGGGATAATAGTCCGCAGAGGTAGCTCGCTCTTGACTTTTTCAAAATCAGACATGGTGGCCTCTAGTTAGTTGACTCAGATTTATGTATTGCCTTGTGCCGCCACTTATAGAGACCCCAGACCGATAGGCAGAGGTAAAGGATGAACATAGTCCCCTGGGCATATATCCCCTTGTAGAAGTCAACAGCGGCCCAAGATGTATTGGTTACAATCCAGATATAGAAACAACGGCGGTCTTGATGGGTATTGAGGATTACACCGATGATGGAAAGAATGGTCAGGAGCCAGGTCAGGGTGGTCATGCTGTTTTCCTCAAATATTCAACTTTCGTCATGTTTGCCTTCACCAGAACTTCTGACATTGGTGGACATACTGAATTACCGCAGCGCGCAACCTGATCAGTTTTTGTAATTGCTTTGCCATGGCTGTCTCGGTCGATAATGTAGTTTTCAGGAAATCCCTGAGCGCGAAACAGTTCACGAGGGGACAACATGCGCATACCGATATCCGCTATCTGGTATTCTTCGCCATGCACCGTCACCAGTCCGAACCTATCCCGCGTGGTGACAGTGTGCAGCGGTTCTTTGATGTTGGGATCTTGCTCGCTTCCATAATATTTCAGCAGGAAGGTTCTTACTTCGCCAATATGGGTGCCGGATGCAGTAACTGTTGGTGATGGTTTTGTAACTGGCTGTCCGTCTTTGCATGTGCCGCGCAACTTGACCAGGTGGGAGGCGATAACACCGGTCTTTCCCATACCACCGGCTGTGATGGTGCCGACAGGTTCATCAGTTTTGCTGCCTACGCTTTCTCCGAATTGACGAATTATTGAAGCTGTAACAAGGGAATGGTGGTCAGCTGTAGTTACAGTGCCTGTCGGCTGCTCAACTCCATGGCCCACTACGCCACCGTAATGCTTTGCAAGGAAGGCGGAACAAAGAGCGAAGTGTCCGCCTCTCGGCCATGCGGTAACAGTCCGCAGCGGTTCGTGCGCAGGATGTACGTTGTCGCTGCCATTGTAATTTGCAATCGGAACTATAGAAGGAACAACCAAAGCATGACGGTTCTCTGTAGTCTGAGTTTTAAGGGGTTCACTGGTAGGTTGCCCGCGAAAGTCAGGGCCTTTTGACCCGTAGTAGGTAACAATGAAGGGATCAGGATTATTTATCACATAACGCATGATGCCCTTGGCGATCCGGCGTAACGTGGCCTCAGCCAATGGCTTCTTTCTTTCAAATATCGACGGTGCCGGAACATTCCAATCAATACACTCGGCGGCTGTACGCCACGGCCTCAAGCGGCCTTTTTTCACTGCCTCACTGTTCGACTCGGCGTGAGTCGGTTCCGGCCAGACAATCTGTTGGCCGTCGCAACGGGCAACCAGAAACAGGCGCTTGCGTATTGTTGGAGCACCATAATTACACGCCCGCATCTCTTGCCACTCAACATCGTACCCCTGCCGGCGCAATGCATTGACGAACGAATTGAATGTACGCCCCTTGTTTTTCTTGCATGGATAGCAATTACCATGCACGTCAGTAGTCAGCGGCCCCCAGGTAACGAACTCTTCAACATTCTCCAGCATGATAATCCGTGGCCGGACTGTTGCCGCCCATCTCAAGACAACCCACGCCAGGCCGCGTATCTTCTTTTCAACGGGCTTGCAACCTTTCGCCTTAGAGAAGTGTTTGCAGTCAGGGCTAAACCACGCCAGTCCGACCGGACGGCCTTCACATACTTTGCGCGGATCGATGTCCCAAACCGATTCACAATAGTGCCGGGTCTGTGGATGGTTGACCTCGTGCATGGCTACGGCACTGGGATCGTGATTGATGGCAATATCAACCGGCCTGCCAATCGCAGCCTCTATCCCGGTGCTGGCTCCACCCCCGCCAGCAAAGTTATCAATCACCAGCTCACCGAAATTCATATCAAGCTGAGGGAATTTGCGGAAGCGGTCACGGTATTTCAGAATTACAGGAGTCATATTTTATTGCTCCACATGATAGATAGATGAGGTCGGGCAAGCGTTCTGGAAGGCCTCAAGCAAATTCAATGTCTCGTCAAGCGTGCAGCTAGGCTCACCCATCAATCCCATGCTCAAAACAACTGCCATAATCAGAACATTCATGCCGAACCTCCCTTTGTCACTGAATCCGTTGATATGTATTCCCACGTATTAAAAGACTTCCCACAAGCCTTCTTCAGGCACTCTCGCTTCCGCTTGATACCCCACTCTTTATGCCGTGAGTCAGCAACTCGCGTCTGGCCTCCGCATTGTGGGCAATTCACGAGTAATAACCTCTCGTTCGGTTCTTGGCCTCACACGCTGTCTGTAGCGCGTCCAGATCAACAAGGTGCTTCTCCTGAAGGATACGTAACTTCGTTTCACATGAGTGGTAGGCGTCCATCGTCTCCATGGCGTCTAACATGATGTCAGGCTGTTGGAGAGCTTCTTTCATCTCCTCAACTTCCGTTTCAATGTGAAACGTCTGACCGACAACGCCGTTCTTATCGACAAAGATGGTACGGGGAAAATTGAACTGCATCATGCTTCAGCTCCTCCCAACATCGCGTTGTTGATCTCATTACGGATTTCAGTCACGACTACAGCGGGAAGGTTGACCATGCTGGCGGGGATGTACGGGGCGCATTCCGGCCAAACGTCGAGCAACTGTTTGTCGGTGTTTACGCTGTTCAGTGCGGAGGTTATTTTTCTCGATAACTCTTTTTTCTCTGACTCGCACTTTTCTTTCTTCAACTGCCAGTCCTGATGACGGATTTTCAGTGCTTGATCCTCTACAAGGATCGTTGACTTGTTGTTAAAGCTGTGACCTACTCGGACTGAACGCGAGAAGTATATATATGAGTAGTGACCATGCTCAAATTGAGCCCTGCATGAGCTGATCTCAGGAAAATCACCTTGAGGCGCCGCATCCCATCTTTTGCGGTCTTTTTCTGCGGTAGCGGTTTTGAAAATTTCATCCCCGATCTGCCGCTCTTCAGCCGTCAGTGCCTCAAATTTCGGATTAAAAATTGCGTCAATAAATGCTTTCTGGATCTTGCTTCTCATTCCCTCTGTAAGTCTCATACTGCCCCCTGTTTTAGATGTGCCGCATACCCCTTGAAAATCTCCAACTGGTGACGGCCCCACTCAGTTGAAAGCTTCTTCACCTCTGCCAACATGCCATTCTGCCAGGCCTCATTCAGGCGCTTGCACAAATCTCTGTGCTTGACGCGCAAACTCGGGTTATGCTCGTCCGCCCATTGCCAGACACCACCGTCACCCTGAAGGGTCTCCGGCCACTTATCCTTTATAACCGACTCGATCCGCGTCATGATCGACTGGAATTCAGCCTTGCACTGTTCAAGCATGATGGTCTCCTCGCTGGTCATAATCAGTAGGGAATATCTTCATCAGAAATCGCTTCTTGCGGGATCACCTTCAGCACATCCACATACGCCCGAACCGGCCCCTCGCTGCCGCCATAGAAACCATCAACATCCTTTTGACGAATCAAACCCTTAACCTCGACCAGGTCGCCGTGACTCACTGGATCCAGAAGTTTTTCACCGGGAGACCACAACTCGAAACTCTCGGTATTGTCTTCTCCCTGGCCATTATCCCGTGTGACCTCCATCAAAAACCGCTGGCCACCGTCAACCGTCGCGCTTGGCTGATGGGAAACTATCCCTTTGAGGACAAAAACCGCCCGTTTCTCTGCCGGCTTTCGCTCGAAATTGAACACAGTAAAATTGGAAAGGATGTCACCGCTTTTGCTGGTGTACTGTCCCAGAAAACCACGGAACCAGTACGCCTCGGTCGGGAACCGTTTCCATTCGTTCATGAACTCGTTAATCCGTTGCTCGCCCCACATGCGGCAATAGGCCGTCACGCGCCCGGACTTGTCGCCTGACGTGTCCACGCTGATTTGCAGATACGGCTTGCCCTTGTCGCTCTTCTCTTCCTTCACCTCGGTAACTTTTCCAAACACGTTGCCGGCGTTAAAATGCTTGCTCATGACTTCTCCTTTTTGCAGCGGATATGTTCCTTGATGAACGCTTTCGACTGTTCACAGAATATTTTGACTGAAACTGGTAACTGTATTTCTTGGGTTGCCCCGCACATCAGGCACATGGAGCGATGGCCGTCATATACCAGGTGGTTGTTTTTCATCCTCTGGCCTCAACCGCTTCCACCATTTCATCCCAGGTCGCCTCTGTGTAGATCCCGGTACTGGCAAGGGATGCATGACCGGCGATTTTCTGAATCGTTGTCAGCGCTACACCCCGTTCCTGCATCCGCTTGAAACAGGTATGGCGCAGGCTGTGTGCGCTGTAGATTGCCTCTCCGGTACTGGCATTCAAACCGGCCTTAATCATCCACGTTTCAACCAACAGTTGCAGGCTCCGCTTCGCCAGACGTTCACCAAGGCGGGAAACAAACAGCGGCGCGTCATCCCTGATACTTTCTTTCCGTGTCAGCTTGCCGGAAATGAACCGCTTCATCATCCGCTGAGTGTCAACACAGATCGGAACGAACCGCTCTTTGCTCCGCTTGGCAATTTCAGGCCGGACATGAAGCTTTTCTTTGCCCCGCACATCACCAACATTCAGGCCGACCAGCTCTGCCGCTCGTAATCCGGTAGAAAGCAAGAATTCAACAACCACCGCGTCACGCTCGGCCTTTTTCCCTTTAATCTCATGCACGGTTTTCAGCAGGATCTTCTCTTCTTTTTCGGTGAGATACTTCATGACTGCCCCCTTGTCATTGCGCCTCATGGTGAGATAATCCGGGGAGGGGAGGGTGAGGCGTCCCTCCGTTCGGTAGCGGGCCTATCCCCGGAAACTGTCAGATACGTGCTCCAATATTGTCAGATCCTTTTATTGTCGAGCCTGTTGGCCTGCCGACTGGATCCATATCTTTTTTCAATGGACGTCTTACCGAAAACTCCCGCCAGACGCTCCGGCCGCAAATCAGACACTTCTTGCGATCATGCTGCTGTTCCACTAATCCTTTACAGTGCGGACACCTCATGGTCTCACTCCTTCAAGACCATGAAACGCAGATTCTTGCCATGAATCACAAACTGGAAGAGTCTCGTCATTCGCCCAGGCAATCATAAAGGACATGCAAAACTGGCTATGACAGAGGAAGCCGCAAACACCACGACACGATTTGCACGGGATCTCAGGCATGGCTTGCACCCCCAACCTGACTCGGTTCCTCACAAGACCTACATGCTCGGCCCTGTTCTGCATCGTCGCAGTAGCAATGGGGGATGGCGTCGCCACTCTTGGCCGCCATGCAGAGTGCAATGGTGAATACCCCCCCCATACCGCCAAGGAAGAGACCGCAAACAAAGGCCACCCACACCGGACTCATTTCGACACCTCAGCGTAATAAGTGTTTCGCTCGACAACTTTTTCAGATTGCCGTTCCAGTGTCCCGACAAGGCCATAAATAACCAGGAAACCGATAAACCCCAAAATCACTTGCCACCGTTTGTACTGTTGTTTTTTCATGGCTCTTACTCCTCCCTCTTCCTCGTGGGCCATGGCCCCGGCTTTCGTTCCACCGGTCAATGGCCGTCAAAATGTCGTCAGACGCACAGATCAACTGTGCGTCATATTCGGTCATCACAGCGAAGCGGCTTCATTCTTGGCCGCCTCACTCAATCGGGCTACCCTGGAAATCAGGTGGTCACACTCAAGAGCAATCGAAGGCCACTCTTGCGATTGCACCCGACCATCAGCAAGCGCCGCTGACAACTCTTTCATCAGGTGACTGAATTCCCGCGTTACTGCCGCCAGTTCCGCTGTTACCTCTGAAACATTCGCGCCTATCACCGGAACAACAAAGGCCACCCGCCCCAATGCCCGCTCGATATAATCAAGCGTTGCAAAGCAGTCAGTGGCCTTTGTCAGCGGTATAAGATGTTTCAGTTGGAAATTGAAATCTTCCAGGTTCGGATTCCCTGCATTTGCCAGGTACGAATATGAAATGCCCAAAATGTCACAGAGCTGTTTGATCGGTACGCCGCTTTCGTGGATGTTTTCATGCAGGGTGTCTTTAAGCGTGGTCATAAGAAAAAGCCTCGTAACTTCTAATGGATATGCAGCATCAAAAAGGTCTAGTGTCCAACTACGCGGCTTCGCGGGTTTCTACATCATGAATGAGGCCATCCGAAAGGGCCGCACTAATGATTTCCTTGATTTTTGGACCGGCTCCGCTGCTGTAGTTGCCATTTACGAGAGCCCAAACGGTGTTGATGTTAAAATGATCGCCGTTTGAATGAAGATGCTCTCTGCTCCAATCGCTGACAAAACCGTGCTTCTGGGTTCTGAAACCGCTCCAGTCGTAATCAGATGGCGCTTTAATATCTTGCATGGCTGGTGTCCTTCTTGTATTTTGTATAAAATAATCTTGTATAAGAAATAATACAGATATTGGATTTTGTCAACTGGAAAATACAGATAATGAATAATTTTGCTAACAGGCTGGAAATGTTGATAAAAGAGAACAAGACCAAGAAAAAGGTTCTTGCTGCAGCTATAGGTATGTCAGCTTCATCAATTACCGAAATGGTGAAGGGAAGGAACAATTCGACAACTCCAACAATCAGAGCAATCGCCGGTTTTTACCACGTCAACCCCGAATGGCTGGAGCATGGCACCGGGGAAATAATGGAGCCGGTCAACACAATCAACATAGAAAATGAAAAGAATGCCCGTCTGAAAATGGCTTATGAATTGTTGAACGAAGAAAGCGACGAAGAGCTTGAAGACCTTATCTTCAAGCTCTTGCAGAAGAAGAAAACTAGGAGCGAGGGTTTACCACCAGAATGATTGCAGCCAGCATGGCCAACGGTTTCACCCTTGATTTGAGTATAGTGTTAATCTCCTCTACTGTTTTGTCATTCGTGTTACGTGCGTGTTGTTTCCTGTAAAGCCGTGCATAATCTTGCATTACATCCTCCTTAAATTTAACTGCATGTGGAGGGCATAGGCATTTTTGTCTTTAATAAACAAGCAAAATAATAGTTTTTTGTACGTTCGTATGTACTGACAAAATAGGGTGTGTTTTGATGAGCGGACAGCGTAGTGGAGGGATTACTTGAGCTTCTGGGCTTCTCGGTGAATCAACCACCTGAGATATTCGGATAGTGTCATCTGATTTTTACCCGCAAGCGTTTGAAGGTACTCTCTTTCCAAGGGTGTCAGCCGGAGTTGAATCTTTAGCGATTTCAACCGTTCGGCGTTTGTCATTACAGGTGTATATACAATATGGCTGCCGAGTTGTGAAGATATATTTAATTATGAGTGGGAGGGTAGAAGTCCATGCAAGAATTCCGAGAACGGTTGAAGCGTCACGCTGAACACATCAAGGTTAATGGTATCCACTGCACCACCGAAGAAACCACAAAACAAGCTTTGATACTCCCGCTGCTGGATATTCTCGGGTTCAGTCCTTTCGATCCCCAAAAGGTCAAGGGTGAATATTGTGCCGATCTCCCAGGGATAAAGGTCGGTGAAAAAGTCGATTACGCCTTGTTTTCAAACGGCCAACCGGTAATGTTTATTGAGGCCAAAGGCTATTCTGCAAAGCTCACCAATCATACCGGCCAGATCGCACGTTACTTCAACGCCACTACAGGGATAAAGATGTCCGCCATAACCAACGGGAAGGAATGGCGCTTCTTCACGGATCTTACCGACACAAATGTCATGGATTCTACGCCGTTTCTAACAGTAAATTTTGAGGCCCTTGGGGAAAACGATGCCGAACAGCTCGCCAACTTCCGCTATGATTATTTTCAGACCGATAAACTCAAGACTTTTGCGGAACAACGGGTATATCTCGACCTGTTCACCAACATCATCGGAACCTGTCTCCGCGACGTTGACGCGGAATTTGTAAAATTTATTGCCGCCCGCGCATCTCTTCCTCGCCAGCTCACATCAAAATATCTGGAGGCCCTGGCACCTGTTATTAAGCAAGCCGTGGCTGAGGCCCTGAGTGGTATGGTCGTCAGTGGTCTTTCGGCGCAAGCACCACCAATCCAAGCACCGGAACAACCTGCTGCTCTTCCGGAGACAACTGACAACGACTGGATAGATCTGAAGAATCCAAAGATTGTCACCACGCCTGCAGAGCGCAAGATCCTCAGTATCACCAACATGATCCTTGACGGACAAGTACCCGAAAACGAGATTATCGGAAAGGACACCGAAAGTTACTACACCGTGCTATTCCAGGGAAAAACAAACCGATGGATTCTCAGATACTGGGGTGAGCGAGGAAAATCACAGATCGCACTCCAGTTCCCGCTTACGGATCAACACAAAGCCATAATTTCAAGATCCGGAATGGAAATAGCTGCCAGCGGGAATATCCAATTAGGCAAGCCCGAGAACCTGGTTAAACTCTCTTCAATTATTATGGACGCCCTGAACTATTGCCAGGACAACGAAAATTACAAGATGAAAAAGGCAGAAGCATGAAACCCATAGTAACAGCACTTTTGGTGGGGTTTTTACTGATGCCTTTAGCTGTGCGAGCTGGTTGCGTGAAATACGAGTACGCAGAAATCAAGGATATGGACAAAAAGGAGCTGGAGGCGGCAATCAAAATTAACCGAGATGAAAACCTTGAGGCCCTGAAATGGGGGAATAAATTTCTGGAAAATGGGTCTAGACGTGATTATGAGCGCCAAAACTTGATTTCCCGTGAATGTGAAGAACAGGCAGAAAAACTTAACCAGGCATTGAAGAAGAAATAATGTCCGTTCGTCCGTACAAAAATAAGAAGGGCGAAATAGTTCCAAAAGCCTACGAAATCGACTGCTACCCACAAGGCCGAAAAGGAAAACAGGTCAAAAAGGTCGTATTCGACACCACGGCTGCATTTGCCAAGCGGATCGAGCTGGCATTACGCAGAGAACATGCTCACGATGTTATTCCACACGACCCCAAAGTGGTTGATGTCTGGAACGACTGGATCAAGGACTACGCGCGAGACCATGCCCAGGGAACGGTTGACGATATCGGCTATGCCGCCCTGAAGCTGCTGGAACATTTCGGGCAGTGGCATTTGTCACGGCTCACTCTGCCACTATTTGAGCAGTACCTGGACAAGCGCAAGGCTGCACGGTGGAGTCCGCCAAAGAGCAAAGCCATACCCAAGCCTATCGGTAAGCGGCGGATCAACACAGAGATGAAATATATTGGAATGTTCCTGGCCTATTGTGTCAAAAAGAAATACATGCTCAAGCTGCCGTTTGACATACCGAAGTTCAAGCGGTTTCCAAAGCGCACGATAAATCTACCGAACATAAATGAGGTAGATCAACTTCTCAGTAAATGTCACGATGACGCCAGATTCGCTGTGCTGCTCTACCATGATGCCGGACTACGAAGAAAAGAGGGTCTGAACGTCACGGCTGAAGATGTTTTTCTGGATGACGAAAAGATCCGGGTCATTGGAAAGGGGGACAAGGAGCGTTATGTCGGCATCGCAACCGAACGGCTGGCTGAAGAACTTGAAAAAAGAATCGAAAAGGTAGGAAAAAAAGGCCTGCTGATGAAAAACAGTCGAACCGGGGAGGCTTACGGGGATCTGACCAAAAGCATCAAAGGCGCCGCCGATCGCGCCGGAATAAGCAAGAATGTCTTCAACCATCTATTTCGAGGTGTCCACGCTTCACGGCTCCACGATGCCGGCGTACCGATTGCCGACATTCAAGAACAACTTGGCCACGAGGAAATCAGTACCACCCGAAAATACATCACAACCACCCTGGGAAAACGCCTCAAAAGCGTAAATCGTCTGGGTGAATACCTGACTGAAGAAAAAACCCGCCTCTGCAACCAAGAGGCCAAAAAAGCGAAAACTAAACATGGAAACAAATAGTTACAGCATTAACCGCAGTTCTGGGGGTCTAGTGGTCGCAAGTTCAAATCTTGTCGCACCGACCAATAAAAACAGGGACTTAGCCAATTTGGTTGAGTCCCTGTTCTGGTTTTAAGGTAAAATGTGTAGCGTATGTGTAGCAAGTGA